CCAGTTCTTGTGGACCACCTCCGCCAGCTGGAGCGCGGCGCGGTCCGCCGCCTCCTGCGCCATGCGCCCCTGCTCGTGGAAGAACTCCCGCATCTGCTCCATGAAGTCCAGCAGCAGGTCGGAGAGGACCTTCGCTTCGGGCGAGGGCGCCTCGAAGGGCTTGAGGTCGAAGAGCGTGATGACCTTCGTGGACTTGCCTCCCATGTCGGCTCCGTCCTGGCTGCCAGACCGGGGCCCAGGGGCGCCCGCGCGCGATCCGCCCGTCCGGCCTGGTGACGGCAGGCTCGATGGGCAGAGCGCCAGCGGACCCGCGGGAGCGGGAGCGGCGGGTTGGGGGGGATGGATGGCGAGGGGGCTCATGCCGCCTGCCCTTCCCGGTGAAGGCGCATCACATGGCGCCGGTTGGCCTCGATGCGCTCCGCGCCGATGACCTCGATGGCGTCCTGGATGGACCACACGGCGCCCACGATGGCGCCGCGGTTGTGGAGGCGCAGCATGGTGTCCCGCTGCTCCGGCTTCAGGCGGCCGGGCTCGCGGACCTGCTTGCCCTCGATGTCGTAGTGGCCAGGGGCCTTCACCTCCAGCAGGATGGACTGCCCCGTGGGGGCCAGCGTCATCTGGAGGTCGGGGAGGCCCTGCTCTGCTGAGCCCGGCAGGCGCGCCAGCACCTTGCCGATGGCCACGGCACGCGCCTTCGCGTCTCGGATGAAGGGCTGGAGGAGCTGGTTCAGAACGCTCTTCAGCGCCCGCCGAATGTGCTTCCCGCCGGCGTCAATCACCCGGACATCGAAGCCCTCGCGCAGCAGGTGGTCCACGATCTGGCGCTGCACGGCCTCTTCGGAAGGGCCCGCCAGCAGGTAGGAGCGCTCGTAGCGCTTGGCGTCCCAGCGATGAAGGAAGGGGTAGGACGGTGCCTCCTGCATGGACCTACCCCTTCCCCGGCCCGGCCGCATGCTGCCGTGCCGATAGCTGCGAGGCCCGCTTCGCCGAATCGCTCAGCTCGCGGGCCTCTCGCCGAAATTCCAAGGCGCTCCGGTCCTTCGCCGGCAGGGCCTCCATCTGGTCCAGGGTCGCCTCCAGGCCCTTCCGGTGCCTGCGAAGGTTGTTCAGGACCTGCTCCGCTTGGACGGGGGCGGATGGTGACGGCATCGGGCCTCCTCCTCGCTCCCGATCTTCACCCCCTCGACTTGCGCCACGCAAGCATTTTTAGAAAGTCCTTTGCGTAGCGCATTTCTACTCCAGCGCCAGCGGGGCCCCCTTGGCGGCCTCCCGGCGGGCCCGGACCTCCTCCTCGAAGAGCTTGGCCGCCAGCCTGGCGCAGGGCTCCGCCCATTCCCGCTCCAGGGATTGCCTGGGGTGCTCGAGGATCTTGGCAGCGGCCGCGGCCCAGTCCTGGAGCACCTTCGGCCAGGCGGGGCCGGTGCGGCCCTTGGCGGAGTCCGGCGGCGCGCCCTGCAGGTGGCAGACCTGGAGCCAGAGGATGGCCAGGGCCCGCGTCAGCGGCCCATCGCCGGGCGTCTGCCGCCGCTTGGCGAAGGCCCTGAGCTCGGCTCCCAGGGCCTCTCGTTCCTCCTTCGTGAGGGGCTTGAGCGGGACCTTCACGCGGGGGCCACCTCCGGCCGCAGCTTGGCCAGCAGGCGCCGCCAGAGCGACGGCCGCACCGCCCTCGCGCGGGCCCGAGACTCCTCCATCCAGTCCACGAGGTAGGCGTGCACGGCTTCGGCTAGGGCCAGCTCCGCCTCCTGCGGCGAGTCGAAGAGCCGCGGGATGACGGATCCGGGGTAGACCAGCGGATGGCCAACCTCATCGCCGGGCAGCTCTAGGTAGGCGTTCCAGCCCAGCCCGCTCAGGGTCTGCTCGACGGACCCGCCGAAACGCAGGTCCAGGGTCTGGCAATAGCTCGTTCGGAAGCGCAGGACCGGCTGCATGGTCAATCCATCCCCGTGGAGCCGAAGCCGCCGGCGCCGCGCCCGGTCGGCGCCATGGCCACCAGGCCGTCCTCGTTCGTGACCCACACCACCTTGACCGGCATCGGGACCATCGCCAGCTGCCCCACGCGGTCTCCAGGCTTCACCAGGAAGGGCTCGTCGCTCAGGTTGATGAGGATGACCTTCACCTCGCCCTGGTAGTCGGCGTCTATGGTCCCGAACACCCCGTGGATGCCCTTGCTGGAGAGGCCGGAGCGCGGGCGAACCTGGGCCTCGAAGCCATCAGGGATGGCGATTCGCAGCCCCGTCCCGATGAGGGCCTGCTGGCCGGGGTGGATCCATTCCTCCGTCTGGATGGCGGCCCGCAGGTCCGCGCAGCTCGCCTCCTCTGTGGCGTAGGCCGGAAGCGGAAGATGACCCGCCCCGGCCACCTGCTCCACCTGCACCTGAAGGTGCGGCCTGTTCCGCCCGCGCATCAGGCCTCCGCTCCGGCCATCATCCCGGCCAGGACCTTCTTCAAGTCGTCCTGGCCCTTCAACCTCATGCGCATGGTGGAGAACTCAATCTCGCCTTGCAGCGCGCCGCTGTTGAAGTGGCCGACCTTGATTTCGCCAGGCAGGCGCACGATGTCGAACTGCGCGGAAGGCCGGTGCGTCAGCAAGACCATGAACCCACCGGGCAGCATCGTGCTCGTCTGGTCCTTGTCCGTCCAGAGGATCTTGTCGGCCTTCGTCAGCTCGATCAGCTCGTCGTGGATGATGTCGATTTCGTCCCTGTGCATTGGATCTCCATGGCGGGGCCGCGCCCCGGTGAGGGTGGTTTAGAAGGCGGTTCGGCGACGGCTCATGCGGCCGCGCCCTTCTCCCCGTCCTCGGGGGTCTCAGGCTGCTGCATGCAGACCTGGATGAGGGCTTCCGCTTCCGCCTCCGGGAAGGCGCAGCGGATAGCATCCAGGGCGAGGGCCTCGACATTCCGCAGGTGCAGCTGGCCGTTGAAGAGATGGATCAGCCGGGAGGAGATGGCGAGCACCAAGGCCCACCAGGCCCCTTCGGCGCCCTGCTCTTCTCCTTCGGGGATGGAGGCCACCACGGCCAGGGCCGCGGCTTCCGCGCGCGCCTCCAGTTCCCGCGCCACGGCATCCGGCAGCCCGCCGCGCCGCAGCACCTTCCCCAGGTTCTCCAGCGCCCGCTGGCACCGCCGCCGCTGCTGGGAGTCCTCCAGCCGGCGGTAGACCTCCTGGAGGGCGTAGAGCTGGGCGCAGACCGAAAGCAGCCAGCGCGTGAACCGGACATAGCGCTCTGGAATCTCGATCTCGAAGGCTGGTATCTCGACCGGAGGATGTAGCTTGGCGCGCCAGGAACGGGCGCTGGCCTTCGGTTCGATCTGGATGGGGGGAGTGATGGTCTCGATTCTCATGGGAGGCTCTTACCCCCCTTGTCGAAGGCGAGCATCACCAGCGCCAGCGCGCCCAAGGCCACCGCGAAGACGAGGAAGTTGAGAAGGAAGGTCGCCCAGGCGCTGGGCTCCTTCCCCCTGCAGGGATGCACCACCTGGGGCTCAGGCCGCACGCTTCCTCCTCGGGTTGGACTGCCGCGCCTGGCTCTCCTCCAGCATCTTGGCCATCACCTCTTCCATGAGGCGCCGCCGCTGGCGGTAGAAGGCGCCGGCGATGCCTTCCGTGGGGACGGGCTCCGCGAGCTTGCGCTCCAGGTCCTCAGCCAGCGGGTGCATCAGCCCACCTCCTGGGTCTGGCGCAGCTTCGCCAGATAGTCGTCCACGGCGGAGCGCATCACCTCGCTGCGGCTTCGGCCGGTGTCCTTGCAGAAGACTTCGAGGGCGTCCGCAAGTTCGGGCGTGAGGTGGACCGGGACCGGCACGGTGCTCCGGCGCAGGGGTGGGCAGCGTCCAGGCATCAGGACTTCTCCTTCAGCTTTCGGTTGAGGGTGTTGCGGTGCAGGCGCGCCTCGCGCGCCGCCGCGCATTTGTTGCCGCCGTGCTTGGCCACCAGCTCGGCCAGGAAGGCGGTCTCGAAGGTGCGAAGCGCCTTGTCCAGGGGGATGCCCTCATGGATGGCCTGCTCCGCCATAGAGCGCAGGCCTCGGAGCGCGGCTGTCATGGCGCGGCCTCCAGGTCCTGCTCTCGGTAGCTGTTCGTCGCGCCGTTTTCCCAGGCCACGAAGTAGGGCCGCGCATCCGCGCCCGGCGAATGCTTCCGGCCGCCGGCCTGGATGATGGTCCCGAGGGACCCGCCGCCCTGCCCCTTCGGGATGTAGACCGGATCCTCTTCGGGGCCGATAGGGAAGCCGCGGTAGTAGGCGATGGCCTCGCGCGTGAGCCTCACGCGGGTGCCCTCCGCCAGCAGAGGCGCCGCCGGAAGCTCGAGCGGCTCGAAGGGGTCACAAGGCAGGGAGCCGATGAAGCGGATGACGCTCATGGTTCATCTCCATTCCAGAGCGGAACGCCTTGGGCATCGAGCTTGATGCCTTTGGGCGCGCGGCGCGGGTAGAGGCCGGGGATGTAGCGCCGGACCTCTTCGCACCAGATTTTGTAGGGCCATCGCTCGCGGCGGCCGAAGGGATAGGCCTTCTTCACCAGCGCACGGGCTTCGGTGAGCTTGCCTTTCGCCACCAGGCCACGAGCCTCGTTGAGGAGCGGGACCAGCGCTTGCACGGAGCGCGCGCGCCAATTGCTCACCGAACCTCCGCCAGCGGAAGCGGCTTCATCCTGATCCCATCGCCCACGATAAAGAAGCGGTGGGCGTCACCAAGGGCGACGGCGGCCTTGTTCAACTCCTCCACGAGGCCTTCCATGAACTCCGGCGTGTTGCATCGCTTTGATTCGGCGGCGTAGGACGCGAGGTCTGTCAAGGCCTTCTCGATGTCGTCCATGCGCCCGATGCGGTGGAGTGGATCATCCTCGTTCACGCATCTCCAGCCGCTCTCCTTCACCCCTTGAATGGATGGCCACCAGTTCATCAGCTCGTCACAGGTCCGGCAGCGCTGGACATCACTCATCACGGCTACCTTCCCTGCGGTCGAAGTCGCGGCGCTCTTCCACCTGCTTCCGGCAGAAGAGGGCCTTCCCCTCCTTGTCCCTGCCCTGGGAGATTGCGCCGCGCTTCACCTGGTAGCCGGCCGCGCGCCAGTCGTCGTAGGTCTTCATCTTCATGCCAGCTCCTTGAAGAGGGGCCCGCCCTGCGGGTCGTACTCGTGGATCCGTGCCCGCGCCATGGAGGCGTATTCCGGGTTCAGCTCGATCCCCACGAACTCGCGGCCCAGCTTGAGGGCCGCGCATCCGGTGGTCCCCGAGCCACAGAAAGGGTCCAGAACTCGCCCCCCCCCCAGCACTTCCGGCGAGGATGCAGAGTTCGGCCAGCTTGATGGGCATGGTTGCGAAATGCGCGCCCTTGAAGGGCGTGGTGGCCACGGTCCAGACGCTGCGCTTGTTCCGGCCATTGGCGGGCGCGGCCTGGTCAAGGCGAAGGGTGTTGTTGGGCTGGCCAGCGCGGTTCACTTCCCCTGAGCGTTCAGCCTTCCCACCCTGGGCGCGATGAGGGGCAACGCGGGCGAAGGTGGATTCTGCGAGTGGCTCGCGGATCTCCTCCGCGTCGAAGTAGTAGTCGAAGGCGCGCCACCTGGGCATGGTGTTTTCGGGATCGTCCTCGGTGGGATCGGGGAGAGTTTCCGACAGATCCGGGTCCGCGCTCCACTCCATCGTGTCCCTGGCGCGCCAGCGCGTGGGCTTGCCGGACTTGGAGAGGAGGAAGAGATACTCGTGGCTCTTGGTGCAGCGGTCCCGGACGCTTTCCGGCATCGGGTTCGGCTTGTGCCAGATGATGTCCTGGCGAAGCCACCAGCCGGCCGCCTGAAGGGCGAAGGCCACGCGCCAGGGGATGCCCACGAGGTCCTTGTGCTTGAGGTCGCCAGCGGCGCGGTGTTTCACTCCTCCGGCCGCGGCCCGATCACGCCGGAAGCTGCGCAGGGCATGGGAGCTTCGGAACTGCGCGTGAGGGGCAGTCGAGCCCTCAAGGGCACTGGATTCCATGGCGGGCCCGTTCGCACGGGTGCAGTAACTGTCGCCGATGTTGAGCCAGAGCGTGCCGTGGGGCTTCAGGATGCGGCGCACCTCTTCCAGGACTTCCACTAAGGCCTCGGCGAAGGCCTCAGGCGTCTCCTCCAGCCCCATCTGGCCGTCCACGCCGTAGTCCCGCAGGCCCCAGTAGGGCGGCGAAGTGACGCAGCAGTCCACCCACTCACTGGGAAGCGTGCGAAGGGTGGCGAGGGCATCGCCCTGGAGGACCTCCCAGCTCATGCGCCGCCCCCCCGCAGAATCGAGCCCAGTAGCCCCTTGCGCCGCAGGTAGTCCATCGCGCTGTTGGGAAGCTCGTCCTTCCCCGTGTCGCGCCGGTAGGCCCAGGCGAGCTTGCGCACGAGCGCGGCAAGGTCGCGGCGCTCGGCCTCGCGGCTCACCACCGCCGGGTCCATCGGAATGAGCATCTGCTGGTAGATCCAGCGCGCTTCCCAGTTCTCGAGGGGGCTGTTCGGGTCAGGGTCGTGGATGACCTTTTCCCCGTAGGCCACGAGCGGGTGAAGCTCGCCGTCCGCCTTGCGGGCGAGGACGATGGAGTAGCCAGGGCATCTCCACTCGCTCAATCCAGCAGGGACCGAGAGGCAAGAGAGGCCGAACTCCCCCAGGACCAGCGCCCAGTGGGCCAACCAGCCCTCGTTCGAGACATCCCCTTCCGGAATGCGGATCTCGTCCAGGCCGACCTCCAGGAGAGAGGCGAGGCAGGCCGCGTAGGCAAAGGGCATGCCCTTCTGCTTCTGGAACAAGGCCTTCATGCCGCCACCCCGAATTCCGCGCGGCGGTCCTCCACGATGGTCCGCACGAGGGCCTGGACCGTGTGGACGGGGCACATGTTGCCGATCATCTTCACCTGGTCGCCCTTCTTGAGTTCGGAGCCATCCGGGCGCCTGAAGCTGAAGGTGTCGGGGAGGCCCATGGCGCGGGCCAGCTCGCGCGGCTGGAGCATGCGAAGCCCGATGTCAGCCAGCACGAACTCCTGGCCCTGGATCGTCACGGTGACGAGGGCGAAGCGGTCCTTGGTGTCCTGGGTCCGCATCGGATCGTCCAGCGGGTGCGTGTAGAACTCCGGCCGGTCCCCGGCGCCGTAGCGCTGGAGGAAGGCCGCCACCATGGCGTAGTGCTGGCCGTTCGCCGCCAGGGCCCCGATGGGCTCCGACATGGGGGATCCGGTGCATTCCCCGTTCAGGCGGGCGATGGAGGCCGCCACCACGGCGTGCCGGGCCTTCGTGGTCGCCGTCGAAAGGGGGGCGTCAGCGGGCCAGATGCTCCGGCTCGATGCCTGGTCAATGCCGACCAAGTGCGCCGCCCCCAGCTTCTCTTCCAGCAGCGCCGCCACGAGGGCGTGCTTCTGGCCGCAGGCCACCACCGTGCCCAGGGGCTCCTCGATGTTGAGGGCGCGGGGCGCCTGCCCCTCGCGCTCGCCGTAGCCGGTCTGGACCAGCGTGGCGGCCACCAGGGAGTTGTGGTCCTTGGAGGTGACGGTCGGCATAGGGGTGTCCACGCCCGCGCCTACCACGCCCGTGTAGTGCTTGGCGATGAAGGCCGCCTCAACCACGGCATGTCCTCCGCCGGTTGAGACGGTCCGAAGGGGCTCCTCTGCGGAGTAGGCGCAGGTCGCGTTGCTCTTGTGCATGTCCGTCCGGACCATGGAAACGGCCACCAGGGCGCTGTCCGCCTTCGTGGTCACGGTTCCGATGGGCTGGTCCGCGCCGCGGGGCTCGCTCTGGCCGGCCCGGCCGCCCACGCCCACCAGGCAGGGCGCGGCCAGAGCCTTCTCGCCGCGTTGGGCGCCAGTGACGGTCTTCATGGGTTCGTCCAGGGCCTCCACGCGGCCCCCATGCGTGAGGTTCACGATGAAGGGCTCGCCCGTGAGGACGAAGCGCTCGATGCCCGCCGCGATGCGCTTGAGCGTCTTCTCCGCCAGGGGCTTCTTGCGGTCGAAGATGCTGGGGCACGGAAGGGTGAAGTCAATGCACTCCGCCGCGGTGCGCCAGGGTGGCAACGCCGCGTCGAAGAGCCCAGCAGGCTTCTTCGGGTTCCGGTGCGTGGCCTCGGGCCAGCGGATCGGGATGCCGTCCTTCACCGCCTGCAGGAAGAACCGCCTCCGGATGGTGGGATCGCCGTAGTCGGCGGCGCAGAGGACACGGTGCTCCACCTCGTAGCCCAGGCCGCGAAGCTCCAGGATGAACGCGGCGAAGAACTCGCCTTTGCGCGCCTTGATCGGCTTCTCGAAGTGGCAGCTTTTCACGGGGCAACGCTTGGCACCCGCGGGCCGTCCCTTGCAACCTCCTGAGTGGTCCTTGTGCAGCGGGCCCCAGTCCCGGAACTCGGGCACATTCTCCATCAGCAGCACCTTCACATCCGCCACCTTGAGGAAGCGATCCACCACCTCCTGGGCGTGGGAGCGCTGCTGGTCGCTGACGGGCTTGCCGCCGCGCGCCGTGGAGAAGTGGACGCAGCTCGGGCTGGCCCACAGCATGTTGATGGTCTGGCCGGCGAGGCCGAAGTCCGCGGCCGTGACCTCTTCGATGGCCTCGCGGCGGCACTCGATGCCGGGGAAGTTCTGGCGGGCGGTCTGGATCGCTTCGTCCCAGTGGTTCAGCGCGTAGCCGACCGTGCTTTCGGTCTGGATGCCCAGCTCGGCGAAGGCCTGGAGCTTGCCCTGCATCTCGCCGCCGGCGCCGCAGAAGAGGGACATGGTGACGGGCTTACGCATGGATCACCTCCTTCCGCTGGCTGGTTCTGCGCATCGGCGTCCGGAGCCCGATGCAAGCCGCGATGCGGCGCCGGGATTCGTCCATGCCCGTGTCCCGCTGGACGAACATCGCGGCAAACTCCTTCACCTCGGCGAGGATCTCCTCTGCTTCCTTCCTGCTCACCGCCACAGCTTCTCCTTCAGGACCTCAACGACGCGGCCCACTGGCATGAAGAGCCAGCGGGTGCGCTCGCTGCGGTGCTCGCGGCGCTCCTGCATCACCGTGACGGCCTTCTCCTTCTGCTTGTGGCCAGGGCATCCGCCGCCGGAGAAGTCGAAGCCGTCGCACGGCTGGCCGATGGGCAGAACCTCGCGGCCCGCGGCCAGGTGCTTCATCAGCTCCTCCTTGGCCATCCGGGTGCTCATGAAGCGGCCGCTGCCGTCCTTGAACAGGTTCTCCAAGTCCCGTTCGGGGCCGGCCAGATAGCCGCGTACCGAAAGGCACACATGGAAAGTCGTCGTCACGCAACCTCCGAAACGGCATCAGCGCCGCAGGTCGGGCAGTTCTTGGGGGTGGGGGCGTTGTAGAGCGTCCAGTCCGATCGGCACCAGGCGCATTTGAAGTGCTTGGCGTGCTGGAGGGGCTTGGGCTCCTCCGGTCGGCGCCGCGGTGGCACGAGGTCGTCCATGGCGTTCCGGAGCTTGCTGCCGCGGTCCTGGACCCAGGGCCGGGCCTGGGCGATCCAGTCCTTCATGCGCTGGGCGTCCACCGCCGCCTGCTTCCGGCGTTGGACCACATCGGCCGGGTCCGCGATGTCGAAGCTCCCGTCCGCGTTGTAGAACCGGCGGTTCGCGTCGGCGCGGCGCTGGAGGCGCTCCAACATCTCTTCCAGGGCCGCGCAGGCGAGGGATTCCGAGGCCTCGTTGTAGGCGTGGCCGATGACGATCCCCTTGACCGTCTCGAAGAGCTCTTCATCCGTCGCGATGGAGAAGGAGTCCGGCGTCCTCATTTTTCCTCCAGGCCCAGGTATTCCTTGAAGCCGATGCGCTCGCCGTCCACCAGGAAGCCCCAGTCGTCCTCGCCATCGCCGCGCCGTGTCGGGCGGCCCAGGATGCAGAGGGTCAGGGCCGGGCCCGTCACCGCCGTGATTCGGTGGAAGGTGCCGCGCTCCACGCGGTAGCTGGAGCCGGAGAAGTGCGTCCGGTAGATGGGCTGCTCGCTCGGCTTCCCATCCACCGTGGGGTGGTGGGCCTCCGTGTAGGCGCCACGGATGATGAGGGACCGGAATGCCCAGGGGTGATCGTGGGGGTGCCGGTCCTGGTCGGGCCGCAGGATGAGGTGGAACCGGGCCACGAAGAACCGGCCAAGCATCCGGTCCAGGGCCCCGCCCTGCCATCCCCGCTTCTCGACCGCGCGGCCGTCGCGCTCGGAGCCGCCCACCAGCCACCAGCGCTCCATGTAGCCGGGCAGGTGGAAGTAGGGGCGCCGCTTCGCATAGGCCAGCAGCAGGTTCGTCAGCGGTGGGCACATCGAGAGGATGAGGGCCACCAGATTCCAGAAGGCGTCAGCCAGCATGGTGGGCCTCCTGCCGCGCGGGAATGCGCTCGATGCTGGCCAGCAAGGACTCGACCATCGTTTGCGCCACATGGTCGGCGTCCAGCCAGATGGGAGGGTGTTCGCAGAAGGCTTCATGGAGCTTGAAGAGAAGGGCCGCCTCCTTGTGCGCGACCCGGACGCCCTGGATGAGGCGCATGGCCTCGCTGTTGGACAGCGCGCTGCCGTTGCCGATTCGGGCCTCCATCTCGCCCAGCTCGGAGAGAGGGACCAGCGCGGCCATCAGCCCACCACCTCGACGCCCAGGCCGAATCCGCCGTCGCCGGCCAGCCCGCCCTGGATCCAGGTCTTCATCGTCTCCTGCATGGCGTCCGGGTCCTGGGAGCGCTTGTCCAGGAAGGCCCCGAAGCGGCGCTCCATGTGGCCCAGCCCCTCCTCGATAAGGAACAGGCGCTCCGCCGCGCGGTCCTGCTCGCCCTTGGCGGCGCTCGGCGGGACCTTCATCCCGCTCATCTGGAAGGTCGCGGCCTGGAAGGTGAAGACCCATTCCAGGTCTCCGCTCAGGAGGCGGACCTTGGCCTTCACCGGGCGCATGCCGCGGGCGAGGGCCTCGAAGGCTTCCCGGCTCTCCGCCGGGTTGCCCTTGTTGAGGGACATCTCCTTCACCTCGCCGTGCTCGGCGGCCAGCATCATGGCGTCGTCCACGAAGCAGGCGCTGTGGTCCCCCTGCTGGCCAGAGGTGCCACCCTCCGCGGTTCCACGCATCCAGAGCCAGAGGAGGAACTCCTCGCCCAGGAAGCGGCCCTGCTCGATCAGCTCAAGCGGCTTCATTCGATCTCCGATCAAGGAAGTGGAGGCCTTCAAGGACCGCCAGAAGCAGCGGGAAGGCGATGAGCCAGAGCAGCAGCTCGGCACGGTTGGGGTTGCCATGGCGCTTCCGCGCCCAGCTCAGCAGCCAGAGGGCCAGCAGCAGATAGGCCGGCAGGCCCAGGTAAAAGAGGAGGACCGGCAGCATCACGCCCCCTTCTCTTCCAGCTCGAGGAGCGGCTTGGGCGCGGCATCCGCGGCCATCTGGATGGAGACGAGGATGGGGAGGACATCCGCCCGGCCCTGGCGGACCGTGGCGACCACCTCCTCCTTGTCCGTCCGGAAGAACTCGATGGCCTGGTGGTCCGCGGCGGTGCCGCCCGCCAGCGCGATCCAGCGGCATACCGGCTTCCCGTTCTTCAGGCAGGGCATCGTGATCCCGATGCAGTGGCGGCCGTTCATGACGCCCACGCCTTCAACGCCGAAGACATAGCCCTCGCGCGCCATGCGCGAAAGCGTCCCTTGGATCGTGAAGGTGCGGGCCGCGGTGTCCGTGAAGGCCTGGGTGTTGGGGCTCTTGGCGCTCTCCAGCTCCTTGGTCAGGATCTTCACGCGGGCCTGGGCGCTGCTGAGCTGGGCCTCCAGGTGGGAGACGCGCTCGGCAAGCATCTTCCGGGTGGGATTCGGCATGGCCGGCCTCACTCCGGGCTGGAGGCGAGGGAGCCGGGCTGACCCTGCTCCTCGACCCACTGCCGCGCGGTGCGGGTGACGAGCTGGCCGTCCTCCCGCAGGGTGATGGAGCGCCCGGCCGCCACCGGCTTGGCCGACACATCGAACTCGTTGCCCTCGTAGTCCGGGCTCGCCACGAAGTCCTGGAGCGCGGCGGCCAGGGACTCGGCGATCCAGAAGTAGGAGAGGCCCCCGTGCTGGATGTCGAAAAGCTCGAGGGTGGGCGTGGTGGTGGTCATCAGGCCTCCGCCGCCTGGAGGTCCGCCACCACCTCGCCGTCCTCGATCACGATGCCCATGGACTTGGAGGAGTCCACGCGCTCGACCCACACCTGGTAGCCCTGCTCCTCCGCCATCTCGGCGACCAGCAGGAGCCCGTTCTCGTCCAGGAGGCTGCCCTCGCGGATGAGGACCACCTTCAGCTTGGGGTTGGCGGCCATGGCCAGGGCGGTGCTCACCCGGAGCTGCTCGGCGCTGGAGGCCTGCTCCAGGGGAACCCCGTTCAGGAGCACCTGGCCGTCGCCCAGGCTCAGGCCGGCGACCGGGAACTGGGCTTCCGCCAGGGCCGCGGCCTTGGCCTCGTCCAGGGCCTCCATGCTGGCCGTGAGGTTGTCCGCGAGGCGCTGGGCCTCCGCGGCCTGCACCTCCAGGGAAGCCTTCCGCTCGCGCAGCTTCACGGCCTCGTTGATGGCCTGGAGGTTGCGGAGGCGCTCCTTGATGGGCTCGATGGCGATGGGCGCGTCCAGGGCCTTCCGGTCCGCCTGCTCGGCGAGCAGGTTCCGGAGGTCTTCCTCGGCCTGGGCCAGTTCCGAGCGGAGCCGGTCCACGCGGGCCTTCCCCTCCTCCACCTGGCGGTCCTCGGCGCGGCGCCGGTGCTCCTCCCGCTGGAGCGCCTCGTTGGCGGCCATGGCCTGCTCGACCTGGGCCACCAGCTCCCCGGCATCCACCGGCGTCTCCGGGGTGTCGTCCGGGATGGTGATGCCTTCGGCTTGGGCCTTGAGGGACCTGGCGTTCCGGTTGTGCTCCGTGCGCTCGTCGTACTGCTGCTGGCGCAGCCGGTCAATGCCGTCCAGGTCCGCGCTTACCTTCACCACGGCCTTGAGGGCGTCGAACTGCTCCCGCGGCTTCATCCGCGTGAAGGCCAGCGGATCGAAGGTCAGGGAGCCCAGCAGGCTGTCCAGGAGCTTCTGCGGCGAGCTCAGCTTGGCGCCGTCCGCGTTCGTGATGGTCAGGGAGGGCGTGCCCGAGGGGGTGAACTTCCGCGTCACCACCACCTCGCCCAGGTCCAGGCGGATGCTGGCGCTCTGCTCGCCGTGGCGGATCGGATCCACCGGGCAGGCCGCGAGGCCCATCAGCGCGGCGGAGATGGAGTCCATGACGGACGACTTGCCCTGGGCATTCCGGCCGGCGATCACCACCAGGCCCTTGCCCGGCGTGATGCGCGCGACCTTCACGCGCTTGAAGTTCTCGACTTCCAGGCTCACCACCTGGAGGTCCTTGGTCTGCTCGCTCACGCGGCCTCCGTGTCGGATTTGATGGGTTCCCAGCCCTCGATTTCGATGTCGCCGTCTTCCCAATCGAAGGAGCTGGCCTTTTCTGCCTCATCGAGCGCCTTCTGCTTGATGTCGCTTTCCGTCTCCGCTTCCACCTCAACTTCGAGGTATTGGATCCGCTCCAGGCGCACGGTGTAGCGCTTGGGGCCGCCCTCGAAGACCTCCTCGACCTTCACGGGCATGCCGCTCTTCTTGGCCGTCCAGCCCGTCAGGTCGTGGCCCTTCGCGGCCAGCGCGGCGCGCGCCTGGTCCTCCGTCATGTCGTAGATGGCGGACACCTTCTTGGGTTGCTGGTCCTTCTCCTTGCCCGTGGGGTGGAAGAAGGTCCAGACCGTGAGGATGTAGTTCGCCGTGGACACCTCACGCCTCCAGCGCCAGGTCGAAGGGATCCAGCGCGGCCAGGGCATCCGCGGGAAGGTGCGGGCGCACCTGCCCGGCTAGGATCAGCGGGCCCATCGGCTGCAGCTCGACGCCGAAGCTCTTCATGAAGAGCCGGGTCATGCCCTCCCGCGCCTTGGCGGAGCCCGCGCCGGCGATGACGATGCCGGCCTTTCGGTCCCAGGCGCACTCGATGGTGGCGGGCGTGGGCATCACCTTCTTGAGCAGCTCGGCCTTCACCTCGTCCTGCACAGAGAGGCGCGCCTCGCGGCCCACCCGCACCAGGTCCTTCTCGGCCATGAGGCGCCGCAGGCGCAGGTCCACATGGGCCTTCAGCAGGGAGGACGGCACGCGGCGGGTGTCAATCCGGAGCGTGAAGAGCGCGTAGCGGTCCAGCGTCACCCAGTCGGGCTCGGCAGGGATCAGGAGCGGGTTGCGCCAGTCCACCCAGCCCGCGCGCTCCTCATCCAGGCCGTCCTCGAAGGGGCGGAAGCGGTCCTGGGCGAGCCCGGCGGCGACCTGCTCGTCCTCCGGGGCGGGGCCGAGCGCCATGAATCGGGCCAGGGTCACGGATCCGTTGAAAAGGCCCATGGTCAGCTCCTCCGCTGCTTCGGGTTCGGGGTCTTGATGGCTTCCCAGCGCACCGGATGGCCACCCCCGCTGTTCAGCGGGTCCAAGGTCTTGCGGACCTTCCCAGCCACATGCAGGGCCCGCAGGTGCGTCTGGACGCACTTGAGGCTGAGGCCCATCGCGCTGGCGAGGTCCGCCGACCTGGTGGGGCTGGAGGCCTCCACCAGGTGGGCGAGGATCTGCTCGGCGTTGTGCGCCTTGAGGGAGGTGGGGGTATGCCCCCGGCGGCTGGAAGCGCTCACTTCGTCGTCTCGTCAAAAGGCAGGCCCTCGCCGGCGGGCGGCACCTGCGGGTAGTAGGGATCGAAGACGCCCTTGTCCCCGGCCGTCATGTCCGCGAAGAACTTGCGGCGCGCGGCCTTGTCGGCCTTGTCCATGGCCTCAGCGGCGGCCTTGGCGACCTCATCCGGCACCCCGAAGTCCTTGGCGTGCTTGAACAGGGAGTCGCGGTGCGTCTGCCCCATGGGCTGCTGCGGCGCCTTGTCCGCGGCGGGTTCAGCAGGCGCTGGCGCCGCGGCCGGCGCAGGAGTGGGGGGCTCGGCGGCGGGATCCGCGGCAGGCACCGCGGGCTCTGCGGGCGCGGCAGCTTCCGGGGCCTTCGGTTCCGGTGCCGCAGCTGGCTGCTGCTCGGCGCTCACCTTCGCCTTGAGGCCTTCGATGGTGGTGGGCGGGGGCGCCTGGGGCGCGCCGCCGTTCACCACTGTGACCTCCGGCGTGATGTCGATGATGGTGTCCTCGACCTCTTCCTTCGACTGGTAGCCCATCAGAAGCTCGGGCGCGTAGGTCTTGCCGAAGAAGGACGCGGCGCGGTAGCGGAGCATCACCTCTGGCATGGTCTGCCACTTCGAGCCGTTCTTCTGGAGCCAGCCTTCCAGGGCGGCCATCTTGATGCTCACCTCGGCGGATTCCAGGCGCAGGCCCGTAGCCAGCTCCGTCGCCCAGGCGCGGCAGGTGCGGTTTTTGAATTTCACCTTGCCGGTTTTTTGCTCCTTCTTCTTCAGTGAGTCGTTCCACTCGGAGTAGTGGAAGGTCACTTCCTCCTCGGGGCCTTCCTCGGAGAGGTCGAAGCGCAGCGGGGAGAAGCGGCCGCACTGGTTGACGGCGGCGATGATGAACTGGGAGGACCAGCCCGGCTTACCCTCCACGATGTAGAGGTTCTGCATGACCATCAGGGCATCAATGCCCATGCGGTTGGCCATGTTGAGGGCCACGACGCAGTTGGGGAGCCCGTTCGGGTTCACCTCTTCGCGGGCCTTGTCGCCGTAGCCCTTCGTGATGGAGGACCGGAAGGCGGCCGGCACCAGAGAGGACGAGCTGAGAAGCTTCGCGGCTCGCTGGAGCGCCTCGAAGCCCTCCATGGTGTCGAAGCCCATGCGCGTGACCTCGTGCTTGTGAGGCGTGGCCAGCGCGGCCGGAGGAGCGGGAGGCGTGGCGGGGCCAGCCTGCGGCTTGATTGTATCGGTCAGGGTCATGACTTCTCCGTTAAGCGACCGCGCCCGTAGCGGCGGCCAGCTTCTTTTCCAGGGCGGTCATCCAGCCCTGGACATAGGGATTGGGGGTGAACTTCTTCGTGTGCTTCGCGCGCAGCTTCGCAAGCGCCTCGGCATCCACGCTTGCGCGCGCTGCCAGCTCGGCGATGACGGCTTCCGTGTCCTCGTCTTCCTTCTCCTTGGGCTCGACGGTGCCGAACTGCCAGCCCTGCCCCTTCAGCCGCTTCACGCCCAGCTGGTTCACGCGGGCGGTGAGCTTGGCCTTGGCGTTCTTCTCGGCCTCCTCCGCCTTCTTGCGTCTGATGACCGTGAGGGCGTAGGCCGTGGCCGCGATTTCATCTTCAGGGCCAGCGGCAGCCTCATCCTTGAAGCCCTTGGAGCGCAGGCGCAGTAGCTCGGCCTGAGCTTCGCTGGAGGTCTTCGCGGTGGCCGCGGGCTCGATGTTCGGGACCACATAGCCGATCCAGAATTCCTTGCCCTTCTCCACCATCAGGTCGAAGAGCTCCTGGTCGAAGCGGATGGTGTAGGTCCGCTCCTCCTCCAGGATGGCGCTCAGAAGTTGGGTGGGCGTCATGCCCAGGTCCTTCAGCTTCTCGGCGCGGTCCCAGTCCACGAAGGCGGCGCGCAGCTTGAAGGTGTGGATGCCAGTGAGGCCCATGTACCACTGGACCTGCACCTGGTAGTCCAGGCGGGCCTGCTCGGAGCCGTCCGGCCCCCATTCATCCGTCCAGAGGGCGCGGTAGGTGACGCACTTGATTTCCAGGCCCTCCGCCGTGGTGTTCAGCGGGAGGAAGTCGGGGTTGCCGCCCAGGAAGGGGAACTCGGGATGCCGGACCGCCGTGCCCTTCCGCAGCTCCAGGCCGGTCGCGTTCGCGTGGCGCTGGGCGACGGCGGGCTCCAGGAAGTTGCCCAGCTCGACATAGAAGGCGAGGTCCTTCTCCGGGGCCAGTCCCTTCTTCTCCAGGTAGACATCCAGGGCATCGCCGTACTTCGAGACGCCCATCAGCTTGGCGAGGTCCGTCCCGCCCAGGTAGGTCTTCCGCTCTTCCAGCCACGCCTGGCGGGCCGGGTCCACGGGCTTCAGCAGCTCGATGCTCATGCCACCGCCTTCCGCGACCGCTTGCAGGTCGGGCAGCAGAGGTCCTGGACCACCTGGCGCACCGTCGCTCCCGGAGCCGCGCTCTGGAAGGGGATCTCGTGACCGCAGGCCAGGACCCAAAAGGCGCCGCCGCCTTGGGCGCGGGGGTGGATGACCAGACCGATCCGGCGCCGGCGTGAATCCGGGCTTGATTTGCTGGGGATAGGTGCGGACACTGATTGCGTAGCGCATCCCGTTCCACGGGTATTTCCATGCGCTGCGCAACCTAGAGCCGCGCTCGACACGCGATTCACAGTTGCCTCCCTTTGAGAAATCCCTTACAGCCAGGCCACAAGGGGCGGATCGGTCGTCACCCCGAATCCACTCATACAGTATCCGTGCGCCACGCAAGTCTGTCAAGTGGTAAAGAGCAAAAATCTTGCGTGGCGCATTTCATCCCCCTCCATGGACTCGCAGTTGCCACTCCAGGAGCGCCGATGCCCGAGCTGCCCCCTACCCTTCCCGGCTACGAAAACCGCCTGATCCAGGCCCGCGAGGCCCTCGGGCTGTCGCCAGCTGAGGCCAGCCGCCGCATCGGCATCGCTCAGAGCACCTGGGGCCGGTGGGAGCGCAACGAGTTCGGCAAGCCCCCCGATCGGACGGGCCGCCTCGCCATGGAATACGAGCTGGGCATCCGCGAACGCTGGATCCTCTTCGGCGAAGAGCCCATGGTCCGGCGCCCGATCCAGCTGGACCGCCTCGCCGACACCGAGCAGGTGCCCTGCCCCGAGGGATGCGGCATGGCCCCGCACCTCCAGTCCGGCGACATCCTGCTGGTCCACACCCTGGAGCTCGGCCTCGAGTCCCTCGTCCAGGGCCACATCTACCTGCACGCCCCCGAGGGAGGCCGGGCCACCGCCGGCCGCGCCGTGCTCAACTCCGCTTCACGCCGCTGGTTCCTCTACCACGACGAGGACCGCGAGTTCCCTGGCACCCACATCCCCGAAGCGCTCGCGCCGGACGCCCACCTCCGCGAGGTCATGGGCGTGATCCGCGTCTTCGAAGGCCTCACCCAGGCCTAGCACCTGGCCTCCCTGGTCCCCGGCAGCGCCTCCAGCCAGGCCACCCTGGCGACGGCATGCGCCCAAAGGGATCCGCGGGCCCGCTCCTGCAACACGGGGCTGCTCGCCAGCTGGCGCAGGCCCTCGTCCACCTCGCGGGCGACGGCGCCCTGCCCTGCCGGGCTGAGCCCGCGCTCCAGCGCCTTCAGCCGGGCCACCGCCAGGTCCTTGGCCTCCGCGTGAAGCCGCCGCGCCGAATCGGCGTCCGGGAACTCCGGGCCCGCCAGGAGGTGCAGCCATGGGGGTGCTCCGTCCCCGCGCGTCGTCCGCCTGGGCCGCGGCGGGCCTTGGCGGCGCCGATGGTCTCGACGGGCATGCCTGAGCCAGAGCTTCACCCGTTCCCCGAAGCCGCGGCTCCTGGCGGCCGCCATCACGAGCGCGATGGGCCGCTCCACCCAGCCGGGCTCGAAGGCCAGCAGGTCCATGGCGCGCTTGATGTCCTTCAGCACCTCCCGGCAAGCCTCCTCGTTCGAGACCAGGTTCTGCCGGCGGATCCCGTTCACCACGGAGCGGATCCCTGGCTCGTCCGCCCCGACCTTGCGGAGCTGCTCCGCCACCCGCTGTTCGGCTTCGGTTCCCTCCGCAGCAGCCTTCCCCGGCCGCAGGCCGTCATGGGCCCCCTCCTGGGGGCATGGGGGATTCATGCTTTCCAGACGAAGAGGATTAACAGGCGAAGCCTGTAATCCCTTCGGGGGAGAGGGACATTTTGTCCTTTGGGCAGGCTTCGCCCCGAAGCAAGGAAGGGCCTCTCCCAGGCGGTAGACCGCGGCGAGGCGCCGCCCATGGCAGGCCGCTTCCACCAGCACCAGGATCCCGCTGGCCAGGAGCCGGGGAACCTCCCGGTTCACGGATCGGACCGAGCACCCTCCCCTGTCGGCGAGCTGCGCCGCTGTGAAGTCCAGGGCCTTGGCGCCTCGGGCCTGCCTGGCAACCCAGGCTTCGACCGCCAGGCGCACCGCCCTGCCCACCTCAGCCGCCACCAGGCGTTCGTGGATCCCCTCCACCCAGGAGGCGGCCCGCTTCTGGTAGGGCACCGGCCTCTGGACAAGGGCCTTCGATTCTTCGCGCCGGCGGATCCTTGAGGCTGCATGAGCCTCCGAGGGCCGGGACAAGGGGCGCATCTTCCCCTTGGAGGCAAAGCCTCCCTGCTGCGCTTTTTCACGCATTCGTTTTTTCTCCGTTTGGTGACACCAAACGCTTGCAGGCAGAGGCCTAGCGCCCTATTCTTAGGGCGTGGTCACCACCGACCCGCGGTTGGCAGTCTTTCCAGTTGTCCGTTTGGATTCGCCGCTGGGTTCCCAGGTCCGTCACAACCTGTTGGTGTCTGACCTCCCTTTGAAGAGGCCCGGTTCACGCCGGGCCTTCGTTTTGAGTGAATCCCCACTCTAGGGCCTTGCGTCACGCAAGGCAAGAGGGGTTTAGATGGAGCTAGGGCTAGAAGAACTCACCCAGGAAAGATAGAGACTTAAAACGCCGCGAACAAGAGAAAAGCCGCGCCGTTGCTCACTTTCTGCAAGTGCAGTTGCTCAGGTGAGTGCCCGATTACGCGCCCAGGTAGACGCCTGCCCGCCTAGCTACACGCATACTCACCCGCGCGGCTACGCGCTTAGGTGAGCACCCGCCTAGGTGCTTAGGTAGCCGGGCGAGTGCGTAGCTGGGTGGGTAGTTGCCCAGGCGGGTAAGCGCCCAGGCAGTCGCCCGAGTGGTCGCCCGTGTAGTCGGGCGACTACAATTGTAAGTGCAATTGTACAATTGCACCCGTGTATCCTTGCACAATTGCGCCCGACTACCATACTGAACGGGCAAACTTGTGCACTTGTAGCCGGGTGCAATTGTAAAAGTGCAGTCCTCGGAGAGCGTATGAACGCCAAGAAGAAGACGACTCAACAGGCCCCGCGTGTCTATGTGGTGGCGAACCTGAAGGGCGGGGTAGGGAAGAGCAGCATCTCCGCGAACCTCGCCTGCCTCCTCGCCGAAACCAAGGAAGTGGTCGCGGTGGACCTCGACGGCCGGCAGGGGGACCTCAACCGCTTCGCCAAGCTGCGGAACCTCGAATCGCACATCGTCTCCGATGCCGAGGTCCTCGTGGACCTGGTGAACCAGCTCACCCAGGCCGGGAAGGATGTCGTCATAGACTGCCCGCCGGGTGAGAACCCCACCACGCGCGTGGCCTGCTACATGGCCGACGCCGTGGTCATGCCGGTGCGCCCCGGCGCGAACGACGCGGCCGCCATCGGGCGCCTCATGGCCATGGTCAAGGAGATCCGCCAGGAGCGCGACGACCTGAAGGTCTTCTCCATCTGCAACTTCTACAAGAACAGCACCGAGGCCAAGTCCATGGTGACGCTGCTCCAGCAGATGGGCGTGGCCACCTTCGTGGGCAAGCTGTGGGACCGGAAGGACTACTCCTTCGCCATCGGCAACGGCCAGCCCGTGTGGGAGGTCGCCCCCGGCAAGCCCGCGGCTGAGGAGATGAGGTCCCTGTGCGAGGCCCTCGAAAGGATGGTGGCCTGATGAATCGATCTCGTGCCCTTTCCAAGGACGATCTTCTCCGGCTGGCGGGGCAGGGGGAGGAGCACCGCGCCACCATGAACAGCTCTCCCGCTCCCGAGCCGCAGGGCAGGGCAGGGGGCCCAGCGCCGGCGACCGCCGCCCCCGACACCCCGCCAGCCCCGCCGACCCCTCCTTCTTCAGCGCCGCGCGCCGCGGTTGCGGCGCCGACTCCGCCCGCGCCTCGCGTCCAGGTCCCGCCGCGCCCCGAAGAGCCCGAGCCGTTCCTCGAGGATGAACCGCCAGCGGAGTCTTTCACCTCCGAGCAGCCCCGCGCGGGCCTGCCGCGCCTTCGTAGGGTAGGCCTCCGCTCGGATCCGAAGTGGACGCAGAAAACCGTCTACCTTCGAAGAATCAACATCGCCGCCGCCGAAACCATCGCTGACGCCCTCGGAATCGAGTTCAGCGAGCTGATCGACTACGCCCTCACCGTCCAGGTGATGCCCGAGACCCGGAGCGAAGGCCTGGCCGACATGCTCTCCCGTCTCCGCCAGGAGAAGCCCCGCTTCTGACCGGGTGCAATTGCACACCGGCACCCGTGTGCAATTGTGGCCGGGCACCAGGGCAGGGTAGGGGGCTGGCCTTGCGCAAGCCCGCGCCGATAGAATCAGCGCCACGCCATCGAGGAGGCCCAGTGGATCCCGTCTCGCCCTCCAGCCAACCCATCCAGCGCAAGGGCAGGGGGCTCCTCATCGGAGGCCTTGTCCTCGCCGGCGTCCTCCTGCTCGGAGGCTTCGCCGCCTTCGCCGCGAGCCAGAAGGATGAGCCGACCCTCCAGGGCCCCGCCCTGCTCCAGGCCTACTCCACCTGGCGCGGCAGCCTGGTGGCGCCGGTCCGCGCCGATGACGACCACTGGCTCACCATCCACACCATGCCCGTTGAGCCCAAAGACAGGCTCGAGGCCTCCGCCGATGAGGCGAGGGATCGGCTGAAGGCTCTCCAGGAGCAGCTCGGCGCCGTGAAGCCGGCCTTCGGTTTCTCCGTGGCCCAGGGCATCCAGCTCGACCAGGCCCAGCAGGCGTTCCAGGACCTCTTCAAGGCGCGCGCCGACTTCTACTTCCACCTGGCCATGGCCGCGAAGCATTCGGCGAACCCGTACTTCATGGACGAGGTGACCGCGGACGAGGCCAAGGCCAGCAAGGCGCACGACGCCGCCTGGGATCAGCTCCGGGCCCTGGACCAGCAGTTCGGATTCACAGGGAAGTAGGGCTTCCACAAGTCCACGGCTTTCAATATTTAGCTTGCGATAATGGCAGTTTCCGCAAGCTGAAGCCCTCCAGAAGCCCCGTGGCGGGGCCTGGAGGGCTCTCTGGCGCGTCGGCGGCGCTCCCGAGGGTGTCGGGGTGGCCTGGCTCAGCGGCCCGGCTTCCAGTCCTTGGGGAGCCCGCAGGCCTCCAGCACCCGGCCGATGTAGACCTGGGAGACGCTCACCCCGTTCTCGGCCTGCGCCACGCGGGACTGGGTGATGCCCATGCGCTCGGCCAGGGCCATCTGCGTCAGCCCGGCCTTGGATCGCGCGGCCTTCAGGGAGCGCGCGATGGTGTTCAGCATGAAGGGCTCGGCCTCAACAACGGGCCGGGCCTTGCGGGCGCCGCCCTTCACGACCTTCACCTCCACGCCGGCGCGCCTGTTCCCGCGCACATTCAGCAGGGACGCCAGCTGCTCCATCGGCAGCATCACGAAGTCCTGGTTCTTCACTCGGATCACCGATCCGTGGACCTTCTCAAGGTCCTTCTTGCTCAACAGCCCGACCATAGCGGGTCCTTTCATAAATTGGATGGTGGTGGTGCTCTGGCCCTGCCCTACTCCTCGTAGACCTCCTTGCGGTGCTTGATCCGCACGATGAGGATGTCTGGCTTCTGCTCTTTGAAAATCACCCGCCAGTCGCCCGTGCGGATGCGGTAGTGCCCTTTCCAGTCGTGGCTCAGGGCCTTCGCGCCTGAGACATTTGGCCAGTTCTTCAACTTCTCCACGACCTTGAGCACTCGAGCCTGCATGCCCAGCGGCAGGTCGGAGAAGTCGTCTTGGCCATCGGGGGAGATGAGAACTTTTACCATGCCATAATATTACATCATATTATGGCCACACGCAAGGGGAACTTTCCGGGTTCTTCAGGCCGGGCGGCGCCGCCGCTTCAGGTCCTCTGAAAGCATGGTGCTCACCTCCGCCGTCACCGCCTTGCGGTTGTCGTCGTAGCGCTCCACCATGTCGAACTTCTGGTGCCGGCTGAACTTCTTCGCCGTCCGCATGTCCCCGTTCGTGGACTCGAGCACCTGTGTGATGGCCGTGTGGCGCAGCCCGTGGGGGCGCGTCCTGAAGCCGAGCTTGTGCCCCAGCTCCCTCACGAGGTCGTAGATGGCGCTTCCCGAAAGGGGCTCCCGCCAATCGTCCGGACTCGCGTTGTCCAGCCGCACGAAGAGCGCGCCTTCCCAGTCCCCGCGGACGGCGATCCAGGACCTCAGCGCGTCCGCGGTCCCGCGGCCGATGGGAATGGGCTGCGGCTCGCTTCGCCCTTTCCCTTTGATCCACACCTCGCCGCGTCCTTTCCCATCCACATTCACCTGGCGCGGGAACTGGATCGCGGCCACCTCGCCGCGGCGAAGGCCGAGGTCGTAGAGCAGGTGCAGGATGGCCGTGTCGCGCGCGGCCTTCGATTCATCCTCCTGGGCCTGCGCCGCCTCCATCATGCTGGCCACGCGATCCGGGCCAGGCCCCGCGGTGTCCTTGAGCGCGATCACCTTGGGAGGCCTCACCTCCACGGTCCAGCTGCAGAAGCCCAGGATCCTCGCCACGCGCACGAGGCGCCGAAGGCTGGCGATGCGCCGCGCGACCGTCGCCGGCGCCTTCCCATCCTCCTGCTGCGCCATCCGGAAGCTGGCGATCATCGCGTTGCCGCCCACCGGCCCCGCCGAGATGAGGCTCGCTGCCGCGGCCCTGATGCTCGGGGCTTTCAGGAAGAGGCGGAAGGCCTCCGCGTCCCTCGTGTAGGCTTCTCGGCTGGCATCCGCGAGCTCCGACATCACCACCTGCCACAGGCGCTCGATGTCCTGGATAGCTGAGGTCGCGAGCCCACCGTGCGGCTGGGGATCCATGAGCATGATTCTAGGCCCTTTTCTCCAGGGCTCAACCGGCCGTGTAGAGGGCGCGTTCCAGCTCTTCCCTTGCAACGGCGGGCAGATTCTCGTGCACGAGGTCCAGGAAGGCCTGCTCCGTGCCTGACTCGTCTCCCAGCTCGATCCCCTGGAAGAGCAGGCCCCACAAGGGCCGGATGGCGCTCAGAGGGCTCACGCCCATCATTTCGCTGGCCGCAAGGGCAGCCACCACCTGGTGCCGGACCGGCATCTCAGCCCCACAGATCCTCACGAAGGCCGAGAGTTTCTCGATCTGAGGGGGCTGAAGGGGCGCGGCCAGCATCGGGGTTTCCTTTGGGCGGGGCGTTCGATTTTATTTCGTGTGGCGGGTAGTTCCCAGGGGAGATTTCCAAGCGCCTCAACTCTCTAAAACCCTTTGTCGGACAAGGAGTTTTCAGCGCGAAGCGTGTTGACTGAGGCTCCCTCGGCTGGTAGCTTAGGGGTGTCCATTCTGTCGGTCAACCGACATGAACGCAAGGGGTTCATTTGGTCCGCGAGTTCGGAATCGAGGCGATTCAGCCTGTCCGGCTTCTGGCCATGCTTCGCGTCCGCGGAATGACCGTCGAGCATCTCTCCAGGCTCTCCGGGATCTCGGACCGGACCATCAACCGCATCAACCAGGATCCGAGCTACTCGCCGCAGGATGGCACATGGGTGAAGCTCGCCCACATCCTGCGCTGCGACAAAGACTGGCTCTCGAAGGGCGAAGGCGCGCCCATGAACACCCCGGATGGCCGCGTGGCCCTCATCATGGCCGCGAAGGGATGGGATGCGGAAGACCTGCACCAGGCCATCAAGGGAAGCGTTCCGCTCGAGACTATCCGCGAATTCCTCGACGGCCACCTGCCTGTGGATGAGCAGACCTCCATCCAGGTCAGCCTCTACGCCAGCGTGCTCGACTCCGATGCGCGCTGGATCCTCTACGGCTCCAGCCCCAATAGCTCCAGCGCCTCGCGTCCATTCAAGGAAACCGTCCGCCTTGCCGAAGCGGTGAAGGAAGCTCTTCCTGGCGGCGTGGACGCGGACAAGATCGCCCTCAAGATCGTGGACCTCTACTTCCGGAAGAACTGACCCCCTCCCAAAGGAGCGCCATGCGCCGCCTCTTCTTCACCCTCATCTTCATCTTCGGCGCGGCCTTCGCGCCGGCACAGGCCCAGGACATCAGCGCCCTCGCCGCCCAGGGCCCTGGCCAGAACCTCATCAGCGATGCCGCCGGATCGCAGATGGTGTCCGCTTGGGGCGCGTCCATCGCCCGCCCCGGCAACATCCGCGGCTCCTACCTCTGGTCCGCCGCCACCATGAAGGCCCTGCTCGCCACGCCGGGCGCCGCGGAGGTCCGCTTCCACCTGGCGCTGAACTCCTCCTGCGACTTCACCATCCATCCCGAGGTGCTGGACGCCAACGGCAACAGCCTCGCCTGGGGGCCCGTGGATGTCGCCTCCGGCATCAGCATCACGGCCGCGACGGCGCAGGCCAACTCCGCCAGCTGGGCCGCGACCAAGATGAAGCCCATCAACGCGCCCAACTCCCTCACCTATCCCGCCAGCGCCTTCGCGTGGCTCCTCTCGCTGCCTGGCGCCGCGCAGCTCCGCCTCAGCCCCGGCATCAACAACAGCGGCAACCTCACGCTCGTCGGCCAGGCCCTCGACGCCTCGGGCACGCCCATCACCACCAGCAACGCAATCGCCACCATTGACGGCGGCACCCCCTGCCCTCCGGCCTGCTGATGCTGGTTCTCAACCTCGCTGCGTATGCAGCGCTCGTCCTCTCGGCGGTAGGCGCCTTCTTGGGCCTCCGCCGGTGGGCGCAGCTGCGGCCGTCTCAGCGCTGGTTCAGCCTCTACCTGCTCGGCAGCTTCATCATCGGCCTCGCGCTCGCCATCACAGCCTGCCTGCACATCAAGAACTGGCTGCTGATGAACGCCTGGTCCTGCTGGATCGCCGTCACGCTCGGCCCAGCCATCTCGGAGCGCCTGCTGTCGCGGGACCGCTACATCGCGCGCGCCCTGTTCACCCTCTGGCTCGTGGCCTGGATCTCCGCTCGAGTATTCACGGGGTTCAGCTCGTGGGAGGGCTACCTGCACCCCATCCTCTGCGGCCTGCTCCTCGGGGTGGGCATGTCCGCCTTCGACCAGATCATCAAGGATGACCTCCCCTTCTGGCGGAACGGCCAGGCCATCCTCGTGGTCGCCGCGTCCCTCATGGCCGCCTGCGATGCGGTCACCTGGGCTTCGATGAGGCTCTACACCCCCGCCACCAATGCCGGGTTCGTCTCCGTGTGGACTGCGCGAAACCTCGCCATGCTGCCTGTCTCCGCTCTCTACCTCTTGGCCTTCCAGGTGTCCGAATGACTTTCGACCGCATCATCATCTGCATCCTCCTCCTGGTCACCGCCGCGGCAGCCTTCTTCTGGCGCAAGTGGGAGAAGGCCACAGCCGAGCGGCGCTCCGTCAACCGCACCCTCATGGGCGTCAGCACCGCTACCAGCGCCAAGGTGTTCCATCTCTCCCTCCGCATCGAGCAGGCGGCTGCCCAGTCCCCCGAGCCCCTCCGCTCAGAGCTCCTGGACATCTCCTCGAACCTCAAGGACCTCCACTGCGTGGCCCAGGAAGGCGTGAAGAAGGGGCTCGAAGCCTCGTCGGGATCCCATTCCCTTCTGGAGCTGGCCCCGAAGAGCTGAGGACCGTTCCACGGCATGAAGAAGGGGGCCCTGGCGGGCCCCCTTCGCTTTCCTCATCGGGCTGTCTGGCCTAGGGCGTCATCATCTTGATGTTGTGGGCCACGAGGCCGCCGGCGACGAAGAGATGCCCCTTGTCCAGGCTCAGGTGGTAGACCGTCTCCTCGATGCCCGTGGGCTCGATGCTCAGGACCGGCGTCTCCTCGAGCACGCCGGGCGCCGTTTCCCACAGCGTGGTGAGGCCCACCAGCATGGATTCCACCGGTGGATAGTTGGCCTGCCAGTAGCCCTTCGGCGCGTCCTTCAGGAAGATGCGGTGATCTCCGCTGCACAGGATGAAGCCGTGCTCCGTGACGACCCGGAAGAGCTTCCGGCCCTCGTACACGAAGACTTCCTGCACCGTCGCGTCCACGCGCCCGAAGGTGGCGTCATCGTAGGCCCGGATCACCTGGCCCACCTTCACCGTCTCAGCAGGGATGCTGCTCCCATCCGCCAGACCCACCCAGGTGCCCGCGGGGACACAGCCGGGATCGCTCCCGCCACCGCCGCTCGTCGCCGACATCGTGATGTTCAGAACCTTCTCGACCACCGTTGCGGTGGGCGTGGCCGAATCCGTCAGGCGCACGCGCACCTTGTAAGGACCGGAGTTCGCCTGGGTGAAGGTCACGCTGCCCGTCACCTGGTCGCTGCTGGTCCCGCCGATGGCCGCGCCGGGAAGCGTGGTGTCCGCGCCGGCGACGATGGACCAGGTGTAGGGCGTGATGCCCCCGGAGCCCGTGAGCCCGAACTGGACCGCGAAGGGTCCCGCGCCGCTGAAGGCGAAGCTCTTGTCCGTGGAGGTGATGGTGAGGGGCTCAACCGCGTAGGGGTTGAGGGTGATGTTCAGCACCTTCTGCGTGGTGCGAGGCGTGGAAGCCTGGTCCACCGCCTGCACCTTCACCTGCCAGGTGTTCGGCACGGTCGGGGTGCCGGTGAAGGTCAGCTTCAGCTGGTTCCCGCTCACGATTTCGGCCTTGGGATCCGTGGTCCCGTCCTGCAGCCCCGCGCCTGTCACGATGCTCCAGGTCACGGCGCCCACGGCGCTCAGGGCGCCCAATGGCACGAGCACATAGTCCGGGAAGGTCTGCGTGGCGCTCTCCTGGAAGGTCTGGTCCCCGGTCGTGATCGTCAGCGCATCCAGCGGCGGCTCACCCAGGTATTTGATGGAGCCGCGGATCGTCCCGGCGGGGGCACCGTCGCGCTGGAAGTAGACATAGGGGTCCACCCAGCTCGGGTCCACGAAGACCATGCCGTAGAGGTCCTCCGAAGGCTCGCTGTCGGAGGTGTCGAGCTGGTTGTCCAGCAGGATCGGCGCCCCCCCGTCATGCACCAGGAAGGCCTGGATGCTCGAGTTGATGCTGTTGGCTCCGACGCTGAATCCTTCCACCTTGTGGAAGGCGAGGATCTCGTAGAGCCCCTGTTTCGCCAGCTTGAAAGTGCTCGCGTCCCGCGGCTGGCAGGCGGTCCCGTACCGGGTGGCCGTGTAGCCGGTGATGGTCTGGAAGTTGCCGCCCCCGGTGTTCGGCGTGCCGGCGCGGAAGCTCAGGGCCTCGATGGCCTTGGTGTCTAGATAGTCGAGGCGGTGCCCCAGGGAGTCGAAGGTGCTGCGCGCGGCATCAACCTCGCCTTCCACTTCGTCCAGGCCCGCCTTCAGGTAGGCCGTCCGGTTCGCCAGCTGCTTGGCCTGGAGGTTCGACACGCCAGAAGGGCCGCCCTCCACGGGATCCGCGGCCGAAAGCTGGTAGATGCTCGGCTCGAAGGTGGGGGTTTCCGGAAGGTTCGCCATGTGCCTCTCCTCAGCTCGGGTTCAGGGTCCATTCGCCGACCAGCTGCCAGTCGGAGGTCTTCTCAAGCGCGGCGGAGCGGGTGATGGTGGCCACCACGGCTCCGCCGGCGTCCAGCAGGGTGAACTTCTGGAAGGTGCTCCCCGCCTCTTCGCCCTGCGTCAGGCCGAAGGTGGCCAGGTAGGAGCCCCCGCCCAGCGCGGTCAGGCCCAGGATGTCCTTCTGGTAGGTGGTGGTCCCGCCCAGGTTCTCCATTCGGACCTGCGTCACCAGGCCCAGCTTGGAGGTGTCCACGATCCCGCCGGAGAGGGCCAGGCGCATCTTCAGGCCGGCCAGGTGCCGGGAGACCGGCTTCCAGGCCTCCACCGAGGCGCGGATGAGGGCCACATCGGCGGCCGCCAGGCCGCGGTCCCCCAGGTCGAACTGCACCCGGAACATCGCCCACACATTGCCGCCGCCGTAGGGGTAGCTCCCATCGTATTGGATCGCCCCGTTGTAGAAGTGCTGGCCGTCCAGCCGCTCCTCGAGGACGCCGTTGGGCCAGCCCACCGCGTCCAGGGCCTGCTTGATGGCCCAGGGCGTGCCGGTCTTCCGGTGGAGGGAGATAGCCCGCTTCAGCAGGTCCCGCTTCTGCGCGTCCGTGGTGGCCAGGCTCCATCCGCGGACACCCAGCACCCGGAGCTGACTCGCCAGGCTATCCAAGGCTGCCGCCGGCGCGAGGTCCATGTTGTAGATGGCCAGCAGCCCCGTGGAGAGGGTTGCCTGCCGGTCTATGAGGGCCTGGAAGGCCTGGCTCCGCTCATCGGCAATACTGGAGGGCAGAAGGCGGGCATCAGGCATCCGAGGCCCCCAACATCGTGACCGTCACCCCGGTGCAGTTCGCCCACTCCCCCGGGCCCACGATCTGGAAGGTGGGGCTCACCACCTGCAGGTCGTAGACGCCAGGAACGGTGAGGGCCGCGATGACCTGAGAGGGCACCAGGTCCTGGCCCAGGAGGCTCTGGCGGCCGCGAACCGTGGACCCATCCGCCAGCGTCTCCCCGTACAGGAAGGCCTGCGCCCTGGCCTGGATTGTCGTCTGAAGAGCCGTCGCGTCCTGGCCAGTGATGGGCACAACATTGACGACGATGGCGTAGGGCACTTCTGTGGGGGCGGCCACCTCCACCAGGTCGCAGACCGGGCGCACATCATCCGCGCTCAGGGCGGCCTGCACCAGCGCAACCATGGCGGGATCCGGAAGGCCTGTGCTCATGAGTGGATAGACCGAGACCACCCCGGGGGCCGTGCTCTCCACCGCGACATCCACGATGTCTGGGCTCGTGCTCAGCGCGAAGTAGCGGTAGGCCCCCAACGGCCCCGCCACGCTGAAATGATCCGGCGCCTCGAAGATGCGCTGCCGCAGGTGATCATCCGTCTCTGGGTCCATGCCACCCGAGGTCACGGTGATATTCGTGACCGAGGCCACCTCTGGGACAATCGTTATGGGAATCGTGATGTCTCCGGGCTGGTATCCATTGGTCGCGGTGCCGGTGTTCAAGCACACGGCGTCCACTTCGCCGCTGAGTTGCCCCTTGGGGATAAGCAGCGTCTGGATGGAATTGAAGACGGCTTTTCCATCGTTACTCTGGATGGTGTAGCCGAGCGCGATGGGGAAATCAGCGAGCTGTGCAGCGGATAGGGTGATTCGAAGCCTCGTCGTACTGCCCGACGAACCCAAGCGTGAAACCCCTAGCAGCTGGGCGAGGTTATCGAGGTTGGACCCGGAAGCAAAAGCGACCAGCTGCTGCTCACAGGCGTACTGGATACCGATTCGAACCTGCGTCTCACGGAAGGCTGCCAAATCGATCAGGAGCCGTTCGACCTGAGCCGGCTGAAGGGTCTTCCCCGTTGAGGTCTGGTACAGCGCGACGAGATCCGCGGTGACCTGCGCGGGATCCGTGGAGATAAACTCGGGCGCTGTCGTCATGAAGGCTCCTCATTCAACCCGAAGAAAGAAAAGTTTCAGGATGAGATGAAAACAATGTCGTAAAGATCCGCTTCAACAGTAGTTAGATAGTCCGTGCTGTTGATGACACTTCCGCCTTTGGCACCCGTTTCGCTCACGAGAATCTTGATCGTAGACGGATCAACCGTAAGGGATTTGGTGAGGAGCACATCGAAGGTTCCGTTTCCCGTGTTCCAGCTACAGGTCTGGTCGAAAGACAGGGACGGCGTGCTCCCATCCGTGGAGTAGTAAACCGATGCTGTGCCATTTGGGCCAACAACGGTACCGTTGCCGTTCGCGATAATGACCTTAATCCGCACATTCAGCGTCCCGGCGATAGCACTATGGGCCGGGGCACCGGAATAGGTCTGGGTGCCTGCCGTTGAAGCGGACCCCGTTGCGGAGACGCTGTGCGACGAGGTGTCCACGGCGGCGGCGGTGGTGTCGTAGCCATACGATGGATTCGTAACGGTGAGCCCGGTTGTCGAGATCGTCGTTGGCCGGAAGGCCAAGACCGACTGAACCCAGTTGGGCATCTGCACGAGCATCAGAGCAGGCTCCCCAGCAGCACGGCACCGATGTCCGCGAGGTTGGCGTCCTGGGTGCCGGGGGCCGTGATGGTGAGGATATCCCCCGGCGCGAAGCTGGTGGCCGTGCAGGTCCAGGTCGGGACCGTTCCGGCGGCCGCAAAGACCATCGTGCCGATGTTGGTCCCGTTCTTCGCGATGTTGAAGGTCGCCGAGGCAAACGCCGCGGTTCCAGCCTTGCCCTGGGACCCCGAGAGGTTCGTGGGAAGGGAGAAGTTCCGCACCGCGGGAAAGCGCAGGATCACCGCCGAGGCAGCTGGCTTGCCGGTGCATCCGAAACCGATGTCATAGGACCCGGGATGCTGGTGATCGGCCCGCGCCGCAGAGGAGCTGGTTCCCACGGCGCCCGCGCCCTGGGCCACCGGCGCCGTGGAGCTGAGGTTCATGGGCGAGATGGCCTGCCAGTTCGCCAGCGTTGTGGGATCGGAGGTCGTGAGGATGAAGCCCTCATTCCCCAAGTCTGTGCGGACCGCCACATCGCCCTGCTGGGCGCTCAGCGCCAGCATCGCCGCCTGGGACGCGACCACGAAGGTGTCTGTGATGGCCAAGGCCGGAAGCTGAGAGGACGGAACCTTACCGCCACTGTCCAACGACGCGACACCGCTTGGCTGACCCACAGAACTCAAGGCCACACGGGAGGAATCCGTGGGGTGAACATGGTCTCCGCGGGAAGCCTGCGAACTACTTCCGGCAGACACGGTTCCATCCATCACCGGCGCCGTGGAGCTGAGGTTCATGGGCGAGATGGCCTGCCAGTTCGCCAGAGTTGTGGGGTCAGAGGTTGTGAGGATGAATCCCTCGTATCCGAGGTCGCTCCGAATCGCTACATCCCCCTGCTGGGCGCTCAGGGCCAGCATGGCCGCCTGCGAGGCCACCACGAAAGTGTCCGTGATCGCAAGCGCCGGAAGCTGAAGCGTCGGAACCTTGCCCCCACCATCAAGGGTGGCAACCCCATTCGGGGCCCCGAGGAAGGCGAACGGAATCCAGGCCCCGCGCATGTCCTCCCACGAAACGACGCCAGCGGAATCCGTCACCACCTTGAAACTTGGCAGGAGCCCCGCGGTCCAGCCTGTCTGGTTCACGCTCCTCACGCCGGCCAGGGTCCGCTCGATGTAATTGGTGGAGTTCGCCACCAGCAGCACCGTCCCACCCGCCACGGTCGTCCAAGACGAACCATCCCATCCCTGGCCCCCGAGGTCCCCCCAGGTCAGGCCAGCCGTATGGTCTTCGTCCTTGCCCCATCCGGCCATCGCCGCGTTTACGGCACCCTGGATGGTGGACAGGATTCCGTCCGCTTCAGCAGGCGTGAGATCCGAGCCCTTGAGCGCACGGGTGAGAAGAGAGATCGGCCAGGTCATACCGTGCCTCCAGAAATCCAGCCATCCTCAACCCAGCCCGTTTCGACCCAACCGTTTCCGCTCGTGGTAGTCGGATACGATGTGAGATTTACGAGGCTTGTGTAGATCGTCTGGCCCCCAACCAAGCTCCAGAGGATCTGCACCTTCAAGCGCCCCTGCGTCATCTCAACCAGGCCCACCTGCCTGACCTTGATCCGCGGCTCCCATTGCGCAAGCGCCCGCGTCACCTCTCGCACGATGGCGGGCCGCGCCTGGATCATCGGAGCGTCCATCAGATCCTGAACCAGGCTGCCGAAAGTCGGCCGTAGCGCGGAAGAGCCCTGCCGCGTGCCGAGGATGATCAGAATGCACTGGGCGATGTCATCCAGGCCTTCGACCACCTCACCGGGCGCGGAGAGCTTCGGCTGCCAGTACGGCACCGGGGGAATGGCGGCGCTGATCAGGCCCATTGATCCAGGTTCCGGCCCCTTCGGCGCGGAGCCGAGCAAAGGGCTTTAGGGGCTTCGCTCTCAGGGCACATAGGAGGCCGTCCCGCCCGAGGTAACTGGGTGCGTGTGGTGGGCCGGGTTCGTGCCGGTGGCATGGAGGTTGGCCGAGGTGCTCAGGTCGCCCGCGAAGGTGCCTTTCCCGGTGCATGTCAAGTCCCCGTCCACCTCCGTGGGGCCCTCCAGCTTGATCGTCGCGCCCTTCACGAGTGCCTGGCCCCCTGCCTGGACCGTGGCGCCGCCCTGGGCCTCCACGGAGGCGTTGCCCTGGGTGGACACGCTCACATCGCCCTGGGCCGTCACCTCGACGCTCCCAGCCATGGTGGCGGTCAGCTTCTTCGCGCTCGGATCGTAGCTCAGCGCGGTGCCGTCCTCGAACTCCTTGTGCCAGACCATGGGATCCGTCACCGGGGCCGGATCGGCCTTGCTGTAGACCCCGCAGAGCACCACCCCGTCCTCGGCGTGCTCGTCCAGCAGCACCACCACCTGGGCGTCCTTCCGCGGCATCTGGTACTCGCGGGCCCCGAGCGTGAGGGCCTGCCCCACGGGCAGCCAGTCCGTGACGATGCCGTCCTCGACCAGCTGGACCCGCACCTTGACGGCCTCCCCGTCCACCTCCGTGACGATGCCGCGCTGCCACCTCACTGGGACACCTGCCGGATGTTGAGCTCCGCCTGGTAGCCGGTGGACCGGCTCAGGGAGTGCTTCGCCTGCGTGATCTGCCAGAGCCCGTTCAGGGCTCCGAAGTCCAGCAGCTCGATGTTCACCCCGGCGCGGAGCTTCAGCTTGCCCGGCATCATCAGCGTGACCTCCCGCTCCCAGCCCTTGTGGATGCGGAGGGCCTGGGCGGCGAGCCGCTTGGAGTGGCTATGGTTCTCGACGCGCTTACGGATCCGCAGCACATCCCCCGGCTGCTTCCCCTGCCCTTTCAGGGTGTCCGTGATGACCTGCTTCGTCTCCTGGTCGAAGAACGAGGCGTCCGTCCCGCCGTTGGCCGCGTGCACCTTGTCCCGGAAGTCCCAGCTCGTCAGGTCCGTCATGCGCACCTGGTAGACCGGCGGCCGCTTCTCCAGCTCCTCCAGGTCGTGGAAGACGAGCTTGGTGCCCTTCACCGTGAAGACGAAGCCCATGTCCCAGGCCACCCGGTTGAGGAAGCCCAGGTCCGTCTCCCGGAACTGCGTCCGCCGGTGCCAGCGGATCTCCGGCACGGTGCCCACGATGGAGAGGCCCTGCTTGCTGGCGATGGTCTGCGCCAGCTGGCGGAGGCTCATGTCCTCGAAGGCGCGGCTGTCCTTCGTCCGCAGACCGTTCTGCACGCCCGTGCCCAGGGCGCGGATCACCACCACGCTGGGCGGCCCGCTGACCTCGATCTCGTCCACCTGGAACTCGCCGCAGTCCATCAGGTCGCCGTCTTCCATGCCCATGGCCGCGGAGATGGTCGTCCCTTTCACCGGATACCAGGCGTCCAGCCAGAGGCCCGCCCTGTCCTCCAGCTTCACCTCCAGGCCGTCACTCTGGCCCTTCATGTTGTCCGTGTACTCGAGGCTGAGGAGGTGCGGGCTGAAGTCCCCCGTCACATCCTTGTGGTTCACCCGGATGGTGAAGTCCACGCCCGAGGCCCGCAGCTGATCGGTCACTGGAGCCATGGCGGCATCCCCGCGTCAGGAGGCGTGGCGGGCTCGTCCAGGATCGGCACCTTCAGCGAGAGGCCGCCGGGCAGCACCGTGAGCGCTATCTGGTCCGGGTTCGCGCGCATGATGGGCTCGAAACGGTTGGCGTCCCCGTAATAGGTGAAGGCCAGTAGATCCCAGCGCTCGCCGTCCCGCGAAATGTGGGTCAGGTAGTCCTGGCTCATCGTCAGCCTCCCCCGCTGGGCACGATCTGGCCCTGGTCGTTCCGGGTGTAGGCCTGGGTCGCCGGCGCCGGCGTCCCCGTCTTCTTCGGCCGGATGGCCGGGGGCGGGTTCTGCCGCGCGCTCACCTGGAGGTTCGCGTCCTCGACCCATTCCTTGAGCGTGAGGCTCATCTCGACCCACTTCAGCGTGCCGTCCGGCCACAGCTCCTGGATCGTCTGGCTCAGGTCCGTCAGCACATACTCGCCCGCGTAGATCCCGGCGTCCGGGGCGGTCCCCAGGACCAGGCTGAGCACCTGGTGGTCCCGGAGGGCCTGCGTGATGGCCTTCACCGAGGCCTGCACATCAGCGTTCAGGGTGTAGTGGACCCGGATCTGGAGGGTGAGCTCGTCCAGCTTGTCGCCCACGGCCTGGAGCACCGGCTTCCGCCCCACGAGGCTCTGCTCGGCGTATTCCACCGACATGCGGGCGCTGAAGTCCGTGGGCCCCGCCAGGGGCTCGAACTGGACGCTTCCCAGGGATCCCCAGCTCATTTGAAGTCCCTCCGCGCACCGCTCGCCTGGCGCCGGGCAAGCGCCTGCTCCAGCTTGGGCAGCAGCTCCATGAGGCCCTGCTCGATGAGCTTCTGGTCCTGGGCCGTGGCGGTCCCCGTCAGGGTGAAGTTGGCGTGGATCACTACGGCCGGGCCCTGGGGGCGCGCCGCGGCGCTTCCGCCCAGGCCGGCGGCGATGGCCAGGGAGGGCGCGCCCGCCGCGAAGGCCGCGCGGGCCATCCCCATGGCGCCGGAGATGCGGGAGATGAGGGCCTGGGGCCGGATGCTCTCGGCGATGGTCTCCATGAAGCGCAGGCGGTGCAGGTCCGAAAGCGGGCCCTCCTTCGCCGGGCTGAAGGGCAGGAACTTGCGGACCTTGCCCACCACGGCCTTGATCGCCTCGATGGGGTGCGAGGCCGCGGCCTTCATGCCGTCCGCCAGCATCCGCACGAGCGTGCCGCCAGCGGCCCGGAACACCGTGTACATGCTCTTCAGCAGGTTCCAGGTCTTCGTGATGCCGCCCCACAGCCACTTCGGGAAGTCGTAGAAGACGGCCTTGAGGAGCTTGAAGACGCCCACCACGACCACGATGCCCTGCATGACCTGGAGCGCGAGCACCTTCCCGAAGGCGATGCCGACCTTGATGCCGGTGGCCAGGCCCTTGTTGCTCTCCCCCATGGGCACGAAGAGCTGCTTGATCCAGGCCCACACCTTCCCGAGGGCCTCCCACACGGGCTGGAGCGCCACGGCGAACTGGTGGAGCTGCGGCCGCATCGGCTCGATGGCTTCCAGGAAGCCCTGCTTGATGCCGCGCCAGATTCCCACGAAGAAGTTCCGGATGGGCACCCAAAACTTGTAGATCAGCGCCGCCGCGGCGACGATGATGCCCACCACGATCCAGACCGGCGCCGTGATGGCCCCGAAGAAGGCCCCGATGCCCGACAGGATGCCGCCCAGGGCGCCCCACACGGCGGACAGGCCGCCCGTGACGATGCCCACCACGCGGCCCATGGCGCCCTTGGCGATGGTCGGCAGCGCCACCACGCCCTCGGAGACGGCTGTGCCGGCGGTCTTGCCCAGCACCTTCGGGAGGCTGGGGAGCATGATGCCGTTCCCCTTCTCCACCATGTGCATGAGCCGGATCTTCGTGGAGGCCTTCACCGCCTCCTCGCCCAGGCTCTTCACGAGCCCGCGCCCCGTGCGCCAGGCGCTCCCGATGTCCTTCCAGGTGCTCACGAGCTTGGAGCCGGTCTTCAGCATCAGGCCCAGGGCCAGGGTGGCGCCGCCCAGGGCCACCAGCAGCACACCCAGCACCGTGGCGCCGGAGAAGAACGCCCGCGTCAGCCGGGGGTGGGCCTCCACGAACTGCTGAACCCGATCCGCGGCCTTGCCCAGCAGGTCCGCGAGCCACTTCAGCTCCGGCCCCACCGTCTCGGCGATCTTGGCCATGGCCTGGACCACCGTGCCCTTGGCCGCCTCCCACTTGTAGGAGAGGCTCGCCGTGCGCCGCTCCATCTCCGTCTCGATGCCGGCGCGGTCGTTCATCACGGCCATCTGCTTGTTGAAGCTGGCCGTGTTCATCAGGTTCAGCACCGACGCGCCTTCGGTGTTGAAGAGGCTGTTCATGAGGCGCTGGAAGCCCTGCTTGTTCTCGCCGAACTTCGCGCGGGTCTGGTCCACCCACGGCAGCAGGTATTCGAGCCCCTTGAACCGGCCCTTCTCGTCGTAGAAGTCGAGGTTGATCCCGTACTGCTTCACCAGGTCTTCGGCGCCCTTGATGCGCCAGCCGCGGCCCGAGGCCAGCTTCGCGCTGATGATCGAGAGGTTCTTGTAGACCTGGGCGAAGCCAGCGCCGGCGCTGGCCGGGTCCTTGCCCTGCTGCACCATCATGGCGGCGATGGCCATGTGGTCCTTCATCGCGTCCACGCCGGTCATGCCCATGGCGCGCGCTTCGGGCGCGACATAGCCGCTGAAATACTTGAAGGACTCAACATCCACGCCGAGGCCCTGCTTGCCCTTCACGAGGATGTTGGCGAACTTGAGGAAGTCCTTCCCGGAGATGTCCCAGGCGTTGCTCATGGCGGCGCCGAGCTGGCCCGCGCGCTCCTTGTTCATCTCCAGCAGCACGGCCATGTGCGCCATGGCCTGAAGGCCTCCGCCTTCGATGGTCGCGTCCGCGAGCCCCGTCTCCTTCATGGCGATCGCCACGCGGGCGTAGTCGTTCATCGTGCCTTCCAGCACGGTGCCGAGGTCCTGGGCCTGCTTCTCGATGGAGTTCAGGAACGGCGAGGACCCATGGGCCGTGCTGAACGCGATCCGCAGGTTCGTCTGCGCGCGGTCCAGCTCCTTGTAGGCCTCCACCGGCTTCATGAGCGCGGCCAGGATCGCCACGCCAGCGGCGGTAGAGCCAGCCCCGAGGCCCACCATGCCGTCCCCGACCCGGCCCACCTTGTCGTTCAGGAGGTCCAGGTCCTTCCGCACCTTCCCAAAGGCGGACCGCGCGGTGGAGGACATCTCGTCCACCGCGCGGAGCACCAGGGTGAGGCGCATGCTGTCCAAGGGCTACACCTCCGGCGGCGGCGTGTTGATGAGCCGCTCGAATTCCTCAGCCTGCCAAGCCCACCAGCAGAGGCGCTGGCGGGGCATGGCCATCAGCTCTCCATGCCCGATTCCGTACTTCCCGAGAAGGAGGAAATGCCCTGCGGAAGGGCACCAGCCGAAGGGAGGTCCCCCGCTTCCGCTTTCGGGGCTTCCAGGGCCTCCGGCGCCGGCAGAGCTGCCGGAGCGGCGGCCGGGGTCGCCCCCAAGAGGTTTCCCCCGGCGGCCTCCAGTTCGGCGGCCACCTCGGGGTTGGACCAGGCCTCGTGGGCGGCGACGGCCGCCATGAAGTCCTTGGAGCCCCACATCACGAAGTCCTCGAAGATGACCGGCTTGCCGTCCACCTTCATCTCCACGCAGGCCATGGCGAAGGGCACCTGCTCCTTCTGCTTGGCCATCTGGATGGCCCGGATGACGCCCAGGCCGTTCGTCTCTTCGAAGGTCACGACCTTGCCAGACGGCAGGGTGACGGTGCTCAGGTCCTTCATGGGGGTGCCTCCTCCAGGCGGGCCTTAGATCAGGCCCAGGTTGTCGCGGAACTGGGCGAGCAGGTCCACCCCGCCCACCACATGGATGGAGTTGTCGATGTCCACCTCTTCCTGGTCCACGCCGTTCACGACGAGGCGGTAGTAGGAGACCTCCATCTTGTATTCGGGCTGGGTGCCGTCGCCCTGCTTGAAGCTGCCGAGCTTGCGGTCGGAGAAGGTGCCGCGGAGGTAGAGCACCACCGGCACATCCGCCTGCACGCCCGTGCCGTCCATGATCCGCTGGTTGCCGCGGACCTGGAGCGAGATGACGGCGTTCGGGTTGGCCGTGAGGATGTTGAAGTCCTCGTAGAAGCCGTTCGCCTTGAAGGTGGCCTCCATCGCCTCCAGGGAGGTCGGCACGCGCTTCGTGCCGATCATGTCCCCGCCCTTGTGCTCGATCATCTTGTGCTTCAGCTCGGGGAAGGTGACTTCCGCGAACTGGCCCAGGAAGCTGTTGCCGTTCCCGTAGACATTGCAGTGGGTGAGCTGCTTGATGAGCATGGGCTCTCCTTACCGGCTCGCGGCGCTGTTGAGGGTGAGGTCGATGAACGAGTTGTAGGTCAGGCGCTCGAGCGGCGTGGGGGGCAGGAAGCGGTAGCCCACCGTGAGGTGGCCGTTGTTGAGCTGATCCACGGGGTTCCGGTTCGGGTCGAAGAAGAACTGGCCGCTGTAGATGGCGCCCTTGCCCTTCAGGGAGCGCATGAAGGCGTTGCCGTCCTCCAGCAGGCTGTCGATGGTCGCCTTGATGACGGGCCGGTCCTGGTAGGCCAGGCTGGCGGCCTCCATGGAGTCCTCGATCAGGTCCGCCGTCCGGCGCACGCAGATGAAGCTGTTGATGTCGCCCGTGCCATTGTTGAAGCTCGCGCTGCGGTTGCCCCAGGTCCGGAAGCCCTCGCCGTACACGCTCAGGGCGGTCACGACGCCCGAGTTGTTCAGGAAGTTCACATCCGAGCCCGGATCGTTGATCTCGCAGGTGAGCGGGACCTCCAGCGACACCACCGTCCGGAAGGGCACATTGGAGGGGCTCCACCAGCAGCCCTTGCCGTCCGCCTGGTCCTGGCGGGCGATCACGCCCGCGAAGAGCTGGCTGTAGGGGCGCAGCAGCACCGCGCCGGGGGTCGTCGGATCGGCGATGCCCAGCTGCGGGAAGCAGTAGACCGTCCGCTCGCTCGTGGAGGTGATGGTCAGCGTGCCGGTGCCACCGCGGCCGTCCAGCACATTCTTGACCGTGGAGCCCAGGGGCACATCCACCAGGCAGATGCCCTTGAGCTTGCCGGCCATGGTGTCGAGGGCCGTCTCCACCGTGTGGTCCGTGGAGAAGCCGGGGGACAGGAGGATCTTCGGCTTGATGCCGAGCGCGCTGGAGCAGGTCAGGAAGGCCTGGATGCCGGTGTAGACCCCGTTCGTGGCGGCGCCCACGATGTCCGCGGGCAGCACCTTCGTGGGATCCGGGGCGTTGGACACATCCTTGTGCACCGCGGGGTCGAAGACATTCACCGCGATGACGATGCTGGCGCCCTCCGCGAAGGCGTCCCGGACGGCGCTGGGCAGCGTGTAGCCGGGCGTCTCGTCGCCCAGGAAGCGCTCGATGTCGCGCTCGCCCCGGATCACGATGGGCACATTGATCTTCGCGTCCCCGACCGCGAGGTCCTGGACGGGGGTGGTGCCGACGATGCCGATGATGGCGGTGGGCACCTGGCCGATGGCGGGCTTGCCGACGACCGATTCGATGGTCTCCACGCCGTGGAGGAAGGTAGGCAGCACCGCGACCATGGGGGACTCCTGCTTGAAGGGGGGTTCGAGGGGTGAGGGGGAGGAGTGCTAGGTGGTCCGCTCGAGGGCCAGGTCCTGGAAGTTCGGGCCCTGCTCTTCGAACTGGAGGGCGCTCACGGACCAGGTGTGGGCGGCGTACATGGCCTCGAAAACCCACTCGCCGTCCTTCTGCGCCGTGAAGTTCTCGTCCAGCGGGTAGAGGCCCTTGCAGCCTGGGAGGTCCAGCCCCGTGAGGGTCTGGCGGAGGGTCTCGAGGATGTCGTAGGCCCCCAGGTGGTCCCGGAGGTTCCGGCTGAAGACCGTGAGCACGAAGGTGGGCGTCCGGTCCTGGACCATGACCTGGCTGGTGTCGTTCGGCTTGCCGAACTTGCCGCCGTGGTAGCGGATCAGGACGGCGCCGACCTCGTGGATGAAGTTCCAGTGCTGGGGGCGGTCCGGGAAGGGCTCCACCTGCAGGTCAGGCAGCGCCGCGGTCACGGCGTCCACCAGGGCCGTCTCCCACGCGCGGATGTTGGAGGGCGTCACTGGCATCGGTAGCGCTCCAGTGCGTCATCGCTGAAGACCGGGCGCCGGACCGGAAGGCCCAGGCTCGGGTAGATGTCCTGGGCCAGCGCGCCGCTCTGCGTGTCCACCGGGGCCTGACCCACGGCGGGCCCGAGCACCAGGCGGCCCATGTTGATCCGCTCCAGGTCGCGCTTGGCGTCCTCGTAGCGCAGCCGGGCCTGCTCGGTGTCCCCGAGGGGGCGCAGGCTCATCATCCGGTAGAGGGCGATGTCCACCGTGATGCGCGTGAGCACCGCGGCGGCGGCCTGGGCCACATCCGTGGCGAGCGGGAGCGCGTAGCGGGCCACGAGGTAGCCGTTCACCTCCGCCGACGCATCGTTCAAGGCGCTCTGCACCTTGTCGGTGTCGAAGGGCGGATCCCCCTGAGCTGGCGCCCCCGTGAGGGGCGCCAGCTGCTTCATCACGGAGTCCGGGTAGCGGGCCTGGACATCCGCGATGGAAGCGTAGGAGGATGCGGCGACAGTCATTCAGGGCCTACTGGGGGCCAGCGGCAGCGGCTTCCTTCGCCTTGGCGACGATGGCCGAGACGGAGGCGAGGACCTGGGCGGTGTTGCCGCCCAGGGGACCCTCGTGCTTGTAGTGGTCGCGGGCCAGCTCCAGGAGCTCGTCGCGGGTCATCGCGGCCAGCTCCTCGTCCGTGTGGAACACGGGCGCGGAATCGCCGGTCTTGTCGTCGCCCGTCTGCTCGCCGCCGGTCTTGTCGCCTTCGGGGGCGCCAGGAGCCGGGGTCTGCGCGCCCGCCGGGGCGGCAGGTGGCGTGAGCGTGTTGGAGGCGGCGGGGGTCTGAGGAGTCGCGGGGGCAGGCGCGGGAGCGGCCTTGGCAGCGGCTTCCTTCGCCTTGGCCTCCGCGATGTCCGTCTTCGTGGCTTCGCGCACGGCCTTCTGCGCGATCATCTGACGCGCCTCCTCCTCCTCCATGGAGAGGATGACCGTGCCGGGCGGCACGACCTTCCCGTCTTTCATGAGGAAGTGGAAGTTGACGACCGGGAGCTTGGCCATCAGATCACCGACTTGATGAGGAAGCCGGCGCGGTCGCTGGTGAGCAGCGCGCGCTGCTCCCAGTAGAGGTCGCCCTTCCAGGAGCGCTCGTCGGCGTCCCAGCGCTGCGGGCCGGCGGCCGGGCTGTCCTTGTGGCGGTAGGTGTAGCCGTAGCTGGGGAGGCGGCGGCTCTTGCCCTCGCGGTTCACATAGGCGAGGAGGCAGTCGCTGTTCCAGACATCGAGGAAGTCGTCGGAGGTGGGGTCGTACTGGACGGCCTCACCGATGACCACCTTCTCGATCTGGAAGTATTCCGCGACCATATCCAGCGTGATGGACTTCGAGCTGGTGTACTTGAACTGATCGCGGATGCCCTGGTTCTCCTGCAGGATGTCGAAGGCCTTGGGGCCCAGGACCATCGTGTTGGGCTTCCGGCCGATGCCGGCGCGGATCTGCTCCTTGCCCAGGCGGATCTGGTCCAGCACATTGGCGGTGCTCTGGTCCCACTTGTCCGTGGAGGTGGGCGTGATGGCGTTGCCCGCGGCGTAGTTCGCGATGGTGGTGGCGAGCTGGGACGCCCGGAGCTCTTCGCCCAGGTCCGTCTTCATCGTCACGACCTGCATGGCCTCGGTGATGAGGTCGATGTGCGGCACCTCGCGGGCCTCGTCCACATCTTCCATGGGCAGCTTCCAGCCCAGGCCATCGTTCAGGAGGTTGTACTCGTCTCCGTCGAAGCCCACGGTGACATAGTTCACCTTGCCGCCGGGAGCGCGGCTGGTGTTCTCCGGGACGAAGCCCTCCTTGCCGAACTTGATGACCTTGCCCTTCCGGGTGCGCACGGGCACATCGGGGAAGAGGACCTGGCGGATCATGTTGTTCTGGGAGAACCCGCGAACGATCTCCGTGAGGATCGGTTCGACTACGCGGGCCTGATCGAGATTCAGCATGGCGTGGGCTCCTTAGCTCAGCAGCGGAATGGGTAGACGGGGAGACGGGGCGGGGGTCAGCCGACCGATTAAGTCAGCTGGGGAAGAAGGACAATGGGGATCGGCTGGCCCACCAGAGACGCGCTCTTCTGGCTGGGGTGGACCCGGCCGCGGACGACGCCCGCGTTGTGCAGCACCGCGTGGCCGTTGGCATCGCTCTCCACGAGGTTGCCGGCCACCAGGCCAGCCGCGCCCGCGATCACCGCGGCCACGCCCTCCGTGACGACCGTGCAGGTGTCACCGGCGAGCACATCGTAGTCCACCGCGCCCCAGCCACCAGCGGCAGCCGCGGCCGGGTTGCCCGCGAAGTCCGTGAAGGTGAACTTGGGGATCGCAGCCGCCGCCAGAAGGGGCACATTGAAGCGGTGGTGAGTCGGGCAAGGAAGGAAGTTCGTCATGGCGGCTTACCCTTTCTTGGAAGTGACGGCCGTGTAGGCGGTCTGGATGTCGCAGTTGTGGGACTTCTGGTAGGCCTTCACTTCGGCGAAGAGGGCCACGGATTCGGGGGTGACGGAGGAGCCATCCGGCGCGGCGAAGTTCGCGATGTCCTCGGGCTTGTCGTCCGTCTTCACGGATTCGCCGAACTGCACGATGGCGGGGCGCGAGGACAGGAAGTCCTTCAGCCAGGTCAGGCGCGTCTTGGGCTTCTTCTCGATCTTGTCGCCCTCGCCCTCGCTGAACTCCACCGTCTCGGTGCGGTCCAGCGCCATGGCGAACTCCACGAAGCCGGCCTTCTCTGCGGGCAGCATCTTGCCTTCCTTGATGAGGCCCTCGGCGTAGTGCGCCAGGTCAGCTTCCTGCAGCTTGTTCTCGCGGGCCTCGAGCTCCTTGGCGCGCTCTTCGGTGGCCTTCTTCTCGGCCTCGAGCTTCGCCTGGTCCTCGGCCAGCTTCGCGGCCGCGGCCTCATCGGCTTTCTTCTTGTCGGCCTCGGCCTGAGCCTGGGCGGCCTTCTCGGCATCCGTCATGGTGTCTCCCTTGGGGGTGGCCTCCGTGTAGGAGGGCTGGGCGTCGTCAGGGTCGGGGCGGTTCGCGGCCTGCTGGATCTGCTCGATGGAGTAGTCCGGGAGCACCTTGTCCGCCGTCTCCTTGCCGTGCTTCTCGATGAAGAAGTCGCGGATGCCGCGGAACAGGTCGCCGATGGTGCGGATGTCCCAGCTCTGGAGGTCGGCGAAGCAGGTCACTTCCTCGCCGTCCTCGCTGAACTCCGCGAAGCTCGCGCTGGGGCTCTTCAGCCCCTTGAGGGAAGGAGGCACCGCGCCCAGGAAGCCCACATGCTTCGGGTAGAGGTGGCCCGGCTTCGGATTCGCCTTGGCGTCCGGCATGTACCAGGCGGCGGACACCGTGTTGAAGCGCTTGGCCTTCACCAAGTCTTCGAAGCCGGGGTCCACATCGCTGGGCACCGCGTAGAGGTGGCCGTCATCCGAGAATTCGAGGGCGCCCACGAGGCCGTAGTTCGGATCCTCGACCTTCGGATGCCCCGCGACGATTGGCGCCGCGTAGAGATCGGGGTCGTAGACCGAAGCCGCGTCCTTGAGCTGCTCCTCGGTGAACTCGATGACTTTGCCGCTCATGGCCGTGAACCGGCCAGGGCGGAAGAGCTGGATGCGCTTCATGATCGGGCGTCCCCTGGATCGCTGAAAGGCCCAGCGTGGGGGGATGGGAGGCCCGGTCTAAGAAAAGGGCTTTAGGGGCTACTGGGGCCCCTTGGCGGGGGCATCTTTGCCTGGTGGAGGTGCCTGGGGCGCCCTGCCCTGCCATCCTAAGCCCATGTGCGGCCGGATCGTCGTCAAGGCGCTCAAGAAGATCCTCCGGGACCACCCCGGCGGCCGCACGATCCAGGACTATGTGGGCGAGATGATCGCCGACCGCTTCAACATCGGCCCCAAGCAGCTCGTGGTGGTGGTGCAGGACCGGGACGGCGAGCTCGTGCCCCTTGAGCGCCGCTGGGGCTTGAAGGCGCCCACCGGGAAGCTCAACCCCAACAGCCGCCTGGAGACCCTGGAGGGCAACTCCGGCTACCTGGCCAGCTTCCAGCGGGTGCTGGTGCCCGTCTCTGGCTTCTACGAATGGCCGGTCCTCTCCGGCCGCAAGCGCCCCTTCTTCATCCACCCGGAGCCGCCGGCGGAGCATTGGTGGATGGCCGGCGTCTGCAAAACGCAGGAGGGCGAGCTGCGCATGACGATCCTCACGCGCCCGCCCACCCCCTACATGGCCGAGATTCACGACCGCTGGCCCGCCATCCTCACCTCGGAGGCGGCGGGCGCATGGGTAGACCCGCACACGAAGCCGCGGGACGCCCTCCAGCTCATCCAGCCCTGGCCGGACAAGCTCACGGAGGCCTACGAGGTGGGATCCGCCGTGGGCAGCATCGCCTCTGAGGGCCCGGATCTCATCAAGCCCGTGGCCTAGTCGCCGGCGGACTTCATCGGGTCCGCAGGGATTACGCCCAGCTTCACAGCCTGCGTCACAGCCGCATCCTGAGCCGCGACGAGCAGGCGCAGGCGCTGGTTCTCCTCCTCCGCCTTCTCGGCGCGCGCCTGTAGCTTGGCAGTAAGGATGGTGGCGAAATCACGAAGCCGCTGGTCTACGACACTTCTTTCATGCCATAGCAGGCCTTGGTGAAGTTCAAATCCAGCCTCCACCGCTGCATCCTTGATCGCATCTTCGCTCATGCCTTCCTCCGCGCGGCCCGCTCCTCGGGGCTGTCTATGGTCATGGTCTCACCGCAGCAGGTGGGCCATCCGTTGGCGAGGGCCCGCGCGCCATCCACGGAGGCCTCTCGGCCGCAGCGGGCGCACCAGACCTTGCCGCGCCGCACCTGGGGGATGGCGTTCGCCACCTGGTGCATGTCGAAGGGTTCGATGCTCTTCATGACCGGGATCTCCTTGGCTTGTGGCCGTGCCGCTCGAGCACGGTGTTCAGCAGGGCCAGCACCGCGGGCTTGAAGGGGCCCTTGGGCCAGCGCTCCATCCAGGCGCGGAAGGTCCGCTCCGAGGTGCCCCCCAGCTCCGCTTCGCAGAAGGCCGGCAGGGTTTCGTAGCCCTGGACGATGCCTGCGAACGGCTCGGGGATGGATAGAGGCCGGCCAATGCGCGCCATGTCCGTGGGGTCGCTCCTTCCGGTTGATTCTGCCGGAAGTCTGGTCAGCGCGCCTCTGCCACCCGCGTTGTGTGGAGCTGGCCGGTGCGCACCTTCCGCGCCTCGCCGTCCCGCAGAGCGTCCAGCGCCATCGCGCGGGCCTGCTCCGGGCTCTCCGCCCACACCGACACGGCCAGCGTGTCCGTGAGTTCCGCCTCGACCTGGAAGGCCTTCAGCTTCGCCATGATCTCCTCCGTTCACGGGCGCCCCGCCAGCTCGCCTGTGCCGCCGCAATCCTCGCACTTTTCCGCTTGGCCGTCATGCGCAACCTCCCCTTCCCCGTCGCAGGTGCCGCAGGAGCGCTTGTCCTCGCGGATGAGGCGCTGGAGCCGGTTCAGGTCGTCGTTCCAGTTCGGCGGCGCCGTGAAGAAGTGGCCACCGCAGGCACCGCACTTCCAGCCGTCCAGGTTGCCCTCGAACTCGTGGCAGTCGTCAGCCGCGATCCAGTCGCCGAACTCGGCGAAGGGGCTAAGGCCCTCTTCGGCCTTGGATTCCAGGGGGAAGGCGCTCAGCCTGCGTCCGCAGTGTGGGCAGGCCTTGGGCTTGCTCATGGTGTCGTCTCCTCTTCGCGGCGTGTCCAGCCCGACTTCCGGGCGCAGGTAGAGCCAAGGCCGCGGTCCTGGCTCTCCGGGGATCTCAGGGAGCGCCCGCACCGCAGGCAGCTCATGTAGGTGCCGGGCACCCGCTCGTGCTGCACGGGCTCCTCGGGCATGCCCTCGAAGAGCGGCCTCTGGAAGGCTGATGGGCGCTGCATGGCCTACCGATCCCAGCCCTGGGCAGCGCGGGCTGAGTAGTCGAAGCCTACGCCTCGGCAAACAATCAGATAGTCGGACAGCGGCACGCCCATCTTCTCCCCGATGGTCCGCATGCGCTCCACGGTGTCCAAGTCGTCCTTCGTGGGCCTCTTCCGGTCGCTCTCGCCTTCGGCTAGGCGCCGGTAGACCAGCACGCTGCTTCCAGCGAAATCGCAGAGCGCGAAGGGAAGGCGGAACCGATCCTCCTTGTTTTCGATGGGCGCGTCACGCAACAGGTCGCCCTTCACGCTCAGCACCAGGACGCCCAGGCTGTGCTTCTCCTTGGTCGCATGGAGATAGGCGAACGCCGTCCGGGGCGTCGTGATCCGTTGACTTGCATTGGTCTCAGCGCTCATCGGCCAGCTCCTCCTCGAAGTTCGTCTCGCCGTCGCTGTCCACCTCGTCCCAGTCCAGGCCCTCGACCTCGCAGAGGTGGCGCAGGTCCGCCAGCAGATCGCCCACGCTCGTGTAGAGTTCCTCGCTACCCTCGTGGCCCACCTCCTTCCGGTAGAGATTCACCAGGCGGCGGGCCCGAGCCGCGCGGTCCGCGTTCTTCACGAAGTCAGCCATTGGGATCCTCCTTGGCGGCCGCCAGCACCTGCAGGAGGTCCTGGGCCGCGTGCTCGGCTGCGGTGGTGAGCTGGCGGACCCAGGCGCCGCGGGTCGGGCTCCACTTGAAGGCGCTGCGCTTCAGGGCCGTGCGGTCCGCCTCGCAGGGCTTGCCGGGGAAGGTGATGAGCACGCGGTTCTCGGCGGGGTCCATGACGACCGTGACCGATCCAGCCTTCATCTCGCGCGGGGACAGGTCCCGCCGGCGCTGCTCCAGTTCGGCGATCCGCAGGCGCAGGCGCCGCATCTCGGCGTTGGCGTTGGACAGGGCGTAGGCCGGGAAGCCCACGCGGCCCATGAAGTCGGGCTCCAACAGGCTCTTGGCGGCGTCCCCTTCGATCCCCAGCGCGCGGAGGGCTTCCAGGGGGTTCTTGGAGCGCACGGCGCGGTTCGCGGCCTTCATGCGCTCCTGTGAGGCCTCCATGGTGGCCAGCTTCGCCTGGAGCTTCTCGACGGCCGCCGGGTCGTCGCTGGAGATGCCGTTCAAGCCCACGCCCTCGGCGCGGCGGGCCAGGGCGTCCGCCTTGTCCCGGAGCTGCTTGGCCTTGCCCAGGCGCCGGGCGATGGAGTGGCGGAACCGGCGGTCCCGCCCCTCGCTGTGGTGCCCCACCAGGATGGGCTGGCCCATGGGGATGAGGCTCGCGTCCTGGAGCGCGGCCGTCGCCAGCCGGTCGCTGGCGCCCTTGAGGACCGTGGCGCGTTGCAGCAGCCGCTCGCGGCGCTCTTCCTGCTTCTGCTCGTAGGGGTTCATGAGGCCTTCTCCTGCCGCGCGCCGGAGTTCAGCGCGAGGACTCGCAGCTCACCGCGGGCCAGCTGAGCCAGGCACCCGGCGTTGTGGGTTTCGGTCTTGTGCCAGCGCCCCCTGCCCCAAACCATCTGGCAGTCCGGGCACTGGAACATGCCGGTGGTGGGTCCCCCGTAGGGCCGGGGCTCGAGGGCCTGGTCCATCAGCTCGACCACATCCACCAGGCGGTGCAGGGTCGCCGCGTCGGCTCGGCAGGCGTTGTGGTCGGCCTCGGAGCCGTAGACCTTGCGGAGTCGGACCAGCATGGCCGTGGTGGTGCGGGTGCGGACTTTCGGGATGGGCTGCATCTCAGGCCTCCCCTTCGACGGGAAGCAGGTCCGAAAGGCGCCGCCACGCGGTAAACCCTTCCTGGCCCGGTTCGGCGCAGCGCAGCTTGACGGTCTCCTCGTCCAGGTTGTACTCGACGGGATCCGCGTAGAACTTGATGCGCCTTCCGTTGTAACCCTCCGGCGCAGTCACGAATCGCGGAGCGGAGATGAGCTTGTTCGCTTCCATGGCTCAGCTCCCCGACTGGGTGAATTCGATTTCGCAGACGCGGCCATCCGCCATCGTCACGATGAGGGATCCGTAGTCACCTTCAGGGGTGCAGTCGCTTCCGCGCTCAATGGATTCCATCTCGAAGTCCGAGTTCTCCAGCGCCTTCTCGATGATCGTGAGAAAGTCCATGGCTCAGGCCTCCTTGGCGAAGAAGCCAGCGCCGACCTCGACGGCCGCGGCCTCTCCGAGCGCCAGCTTCTCGATGCGGGGCATGGCGCGCGCCACCACGAAGGGGCGCAGCGCCTCCAAGCCGACCTCGCGGAAGCCCAACTGCTCGAAGCGGGCGGGGCTCTTCGGGCAGACGGTGTAGACGCCATCCTTCTGGTGGCGCACCTCGCCGTTGATGAAGTTCGCGGGCTCCTTGGGAGCGCTCTTCTTCGGGCTCTTGGCGGGGCTGGGAGGGGCCAGGAGCGCGCGGCCCGCCTCGGTGAGGTGGTAGGAGTAGACCACATCCCCGTTGGGCTCTTCGATTTCGGCCTTCACCACGAGGCCGTCCTTGACGAAGGCCTTCATGTAGCTGCCGAAGGCGAGGGGCGTCATCTCGAATTGCGCGGCCTGGAGCGAGGTGCGGAGGGCGCTGGCGTCGTCCAGCTCCTTGAGGAAGAAGGCGGTGTTCGTGGTGGCGTTCATGGTGCGTCTCCTTGGATGGGTTGGGATGGGGTGCGGGACCTGCTCAGTCCCAGTAGGGCTGCGGGCGCACGCCAGCGGGCAGGCCGGCGGCGCGGAGGAGGTAGTAGCGGTAGAACTCCGAGGACGAGGGGATGCTGACGCCCTGGCGCGTCACGCTGCTGCCGAAGATGCCGCGGAGCGTGGCCTCGTCCTCGGCGCTCAGGTAGCCGAACTCGACGCGGTTGCGGGGCTCAGCGTGAATCTTGATCCAGCCCCAGGCGGAGCCCGTGCTGTTCTTCACGGTCCAGCTCTTGCCGGTGCGCTCGCGGAGGATCTTCCTGAGCAGCTCGATGGTGGGCTTCGTGTCGGGCCGCTCCGGGATGATGTAGGCGGTCTTCGGCGCCTCGGCGTCCATCCGATCCAGGATGGCGGCCGCGTGGGGGTGGAGGGCTTCGAGGTGGCTGCACATGGTGGGCTCCGTGAGGTGGTGGGAATCGCTACATATCTAATTTCGGCCATTTCTGCCGAAAGTCAAGTATGCCGACAAAGAAAAGTGTCTTTATTTCTTCACTTATGCGATTTCATCTCTCCATGGCCTTCTCGATGGCCCACTGCGCCAGCCGGAGGATCTCCGCGCGGTCCTTCGTGCTCCAGCCGAGGAAGGGCCGCGGGGGCACGCCGCTGCGGTCGAACTGCCGCTCGTGCTCCTCAACGACCTTGCCCTTCCGCTGCTTCCGGTTCGTGTATTTGTAGCCGGCGACCACGCGCTTGGTCTGCCCCATCTTCCCCATGCCGAAGGCGGCGCCGCCGAACTGCTGCACCGGGGCGTACTCGACATTCGTGCCCAGGGCCAGCTCGTGGCGGCTCACATGCCAGTTCAGCGAGTTGAACATCCGCTGGCTCTCGACCAGGATCCGGTCCTTGTTCTGCTTCTTGTGGAGGATCGTGGCCAGCGCCAGCGGCGCCCATGGCTGGCCGTCCGGCCCGCGCATCTCGTAGAAGCGCTCCTTCGTCTCGTTCAGCTCGTACTGGCCGATCTGCTTCAGCAGCGGCTCGGGATCCTCCCCCAGGTCCGCGAGCTGCTTGAAGGCCCTCTCCACCTCGGAGGCCCCCTGCAGGCCGATCTGGAGCTTGATGGGCACGGCTACTCCTGGGCGATCAGCTTCCGCATGGCCGCGGGCAGGGAGTCCAGGAAGGCCTGGGCCAGCGGCGAGGGCGTGTCCGCGATCTTCCTGCCCATCACATCCGCGAAGCCCTGGCGCCAGGCATCGCCGACATTGTGGGCCCAGCCCTCGTCTGGCTTGAAGGCGTCCTTCATCGTCTGCGTCAGCTGCGGGAAGCCCGCGGCCTCCGCCTCCGTCAGCGGTTTCACCCAGCAGTGGCAGCCGTAGCCGTTCGGAGGGTAGATCGTGCTCCAGACCGGATCCGAGGCCGGGGCCACATACCAGTTCATGGCCTCGTGCGGCGGCCGGTGGTGGATGGCGAAGCCGATGCGGTACTGCCAGAAGGGCCGGTCCTCGAGGACGGCCGGATCGCGCATCTGCTCCCAGCGCCCCGCGGCATAGGCCGTGTTCAGGTTCGTCTCGAAGATGATCTGGCTGCGCCAGGCGCGGTCCCCGGTGTAGTCCCAGCCGTACTTCGTGACGATCTGGTCGAAGTCCTTCTGGAAGGCCTCCAGCGTGGTGCCGTCCTTGATGGCCTTCTCCACCGCGTCGTAGAAGTCCCGCAGCATGTCCATCTTGGCGGCGCCGGCCACCATGAAGGCGTGGGCGTGCGCCTCGCCCACCATGTCCCGGTAGCTGTTCGTGGGCATGAACACGCCGTCCTTGCCCTTGAAGAACCGGATCGCGTCCTCGAAGGGGAGGTCGAAGCCCTTGGGCTTGGCCTGCTTAAACACCACGGGGCACCTCCAGCCGCTCCATCAGGAAGCGCCCGCGCAGGAAGGTGCGTGGGGCGCGGTCCACGATCCGGAGCCGGAAGACGCTCAGGAGCCCGTGGCTCAGGGCCGTCATGGCGTCCGCGGTGCTCGCGGCCATCACCATGAAGGACGGCTTCGCCTTCTCCCCGAGCTCGATGCGCACGCCCTGGGGCACCGGCTGGATCTCGTAGTCCATCCAGCAGTAGAGGGGCGCCTTGGCCATCTCAGGCGCCCTTGGCGACATCGTACCGGCCCGCCAGGTGCCCCAGCACCATGGCCTTCTGCATGACCTCCGCGAAGGCCGCGGCGTCCAGCTTCGGGAACGCCTCCAGCAGGCTGTCCCGCAGATCCTCGAGGCTCTTGGCCTTCTTCACGAGGACGCGGACCTCTTCCACCATGCCGTTGACGCTCGGCGCGGCGGCCGCCACCACCTGCTCGACCCAGGGGATGAGCTTGTCCGGGCCCTCGGCGCCGGGGATGGCCTCCGCGAACTGCCCCGTGGGCCCGCCGTTGTCCCCCTGCGCGCCCCCTTCCCCGCCCTCGCCCGGCTTCACCGCGACCTGGCCCCGGACCGTGTTGTCTCCGCCGGGGCCCGCCGCGGGCGTCGGCGCCGCCGGGATGGGCTCCCAGTCCTCGCCGAAGACGCGCTTGACCTCCTCGATCTTCGGGCGGTAGCCCACGGCCACCATCTCGTTCCAGGCCGTCGCCGTGGAGGCCTGGTCCACCTTGTCCTCGAAGACGCGCTCCACCGTGGGGATGGCCGCGCCGGGGAAGTTCAGCTCCGTGATCCAGCGGCAGAGGGTCACATTCAGCGCGCCGCACTGGAGGTCGGCGTCGGCCTTCGTCAGCTCCGTCCGGACCTCGTTGTGGACCATGCCGAGTGCCTGGCCGCTGCCCGCGCCCTTGTGGTTCGTCGTCATGGTCTCGCCCAGGACCGCCTTGCTGATCTCCTCGTCCAGGTAGCCCATGATCGTGTGGTAGGCGTCCGTGCCGCTGTGCCCGGCCTCCAGGAAGCTCGGGTTCGCGCCATCGGGGAAGGCCGCCGGCGAGCCCTGCGCGAGCGAGGCCAGCGCGTTGAGGATCTTCTTCCGCTCCAGCTCAGGCGTGCCCGGCGCGTAGGTGGCCACCGGCGTGGGGGAGGCGTAGCGCTCGAGGAACTGGAGCCAGAAGGTCATGCCCTGCCGCTTGAACCAGACCGGCCAGTAGAGCTTCAGGCCCAGGCCCAGGCCGTAGGGGTTGCCGATCTTCGAGCCGTAGCTGAAGACGACGAACTTCCGCGGCGGCAGCTGCTCGCCCTCGTAGAGGTTGTCCCGCGTCAGCAGGCGCAGCTCGTAGCCGCCCTGCGGGCCATCCAGCGCCTTGAAAACGAAGCGCTCCTGGGGCTTCTGCCGGGCCTCGGCGGCGACGATCCGGTTCCCGCGCCGCTCCCACATGATCTCGGAGACGGAGAAGCCCTTCAGGATGCCGTCCAGCATGTTGAGGGTCAGGGAGTCGAAGCCCGGCGCCTGGACCACCACCTCCGAGTTCTGGAGGTAGCCGAGGCCCTCCAGCTGGCGCTGGACCTCCTCCGCCGCCAGCTTGTCGATCCGGCGCTTGCCGCCGGGGTTCACACGGAAGGGCCGCGCGATGACGGCCATCTTCCGCTTCTGGAGCACAGCGCCGGCGTGGCAGTCGTTCTCCACCTTGTCGAAGAGCTCGTAGTTCGTGCGCACGCCGTCGCGGGGGGCGATCACCTCCTGCGGGCGCAGGATCCCCATGTAGACGAAGTGGTAGGGATCGTTCCCGATGTTGGCGATTTCGGTTGCGAGGGTGCGGAGGTTCAGACGGGCCATGGAGGCTCCTACGACATCTGGCGGAAGCTGGCGAGGGTGGCGGACACGCGGCGGTTGGGCAGCACTTCGATGACCGTCTGTTCAGGGGCCGTCTCGTGCATGTATTTGAGGGCCTGGGTCTGCGCGTCCACCTGGTCGTCGTTCGTGCCGTTCGGGAAGCTGGCGTGCTCCTCCACGAAGGCTTCGATCCAGGGCGCGTGGTGCTTCTCCGGCAGCCAGATGTTCCCGGCCCGCCAGAGGGGGGTGACGGCGGCGGCGCGCGCCTCCTTGCTGCCGTGGGGCTCCACGGCGATGATGCCGGGCACATGCTCGCGGAGCGTGTCAATGACCGCGATGCCGTTGGCCTTGTCCTCCACGAGGATGGCCGTGGCCAGGGGCCACTTCTCCCGCATGGCCAGCAGCGCGTCTATGGCGCCCGTGAAGGTGAGGCGCGCCCGCACCTGGTCCAGCAGGAAGCGGTTGGCGCCGCGCGCGCCCCACACCTGGCCCACGGCGAAGTCGGCCTTCTTCGTGTCCTTGAAGTTGAAGTCCCAGCTCTGGATGACCATTTCGCACTGCTTGAGCTTCTCGGCGGGCGTCTCGGCGTAGCGCTTCTCCATCCAGGCACGCTTGAAGGTGCCGCCCTCCGCCGGGGCCGGCCGCCCCTGATAGAGGCTGTTCCACTCCCGCTCGCCCACGGCGAGGCGGATGCGCTCCAGGCTCTCGATGTCGAAGTAGTGCTCGCTGGTGGGCGTGACGGGGTGCGGCCAGAGCGCCTCCCCGATCTCGCGGCCCAGGGCGTCGTCCTCCGTGTCGCAGATCGCCGGGAGGTTCAGCACCTCCCAGCCCTCGTGCGCCATCTCCTTCTGGACGAAGCCGGCCAGGTCGTCCTCATGCCAGCGGGTCTGGACGATGACCACGGCCCCGGTCTTCATGAGGCGGGTGTAGGCCGTGGATCGGAACCAGGCCTTCAGCTTCTCCCGCACCACCGGGGAGTCCGCCTCCTCCCGGTTCTTGATGGGGTCGTCAATCAGCAGCAGGTGGGCGCCGCGGCCCGTGATGGGACCGCCCACGCCCACGCCGAAGTAGACGCCGCCCTTGGGCGTGTGGAACCGGGCCGCGGAGCTGGAGTCCGGCCGCACGCCCGAGCCGGGGAAGAAGGCCCGGAACCGGGGGTCCGCCATGTCGTTTCGGACCTCGCGCCCGAAGTCCGTGGCCAGGTCCTGCGTGTGGCTGCAGGCGATGATGTAGCGGGTCGGGTTCCGCCCGAGATACCAGGACGCGAAGGCGCGGGACACCAGCCAGCTCTTCCCGTGGCGGGGCGGCATGGAGATGATGAGCCGCTTGATCTCCCCCCGCTCCACCGCCTCCAGCTTCTGAGCCAGCAGGGCGTGGTGCGGGGCGATCTCGAATCCGGGGATGACCGCCGTGGCGAACGCCAGCAGGCTCGCCCGCGCGAACGCGACCGCAGCCTTCCAGCCCGTGGCGGCTTTCCCGATGGCCAGCACCTCACCCTCCGCTGTCATCGGGCTTTCCAGCCGGGCGGGAGGGCATCGGCACCTGGCCGCCCTTGATGAGGGCCTGCGCCATGGCCACGACCAGCTCGTCGGGGAAGAGAGAGGGAGGCGGCTCGGCGGGGGAGCCGTCCGGGTTCGTGTTGGCCACCTTCGCCGGCGCGTAGAGCCCCAGCAGCTTGGCCCGGTGGTCCATGACCTTGATGGCCTTCTCCACATGGTTCGGGCTGCCCTGGCGCGCGTGCGGGAACAGGCCCAGGAACATCGCGTCCAGGCGCTCCAGCTCGACCCGCCGGAGCTCGTCCGCGGGCTCCTGGATGGTCTCCTTCATGGCCCGCTCGATGGCCTTCTGAGCGCCGCTGGGATCCGCGAAGCCCAGGCGGTCCGCGATCACCTGGTAGCTGGCGCCGGCGATGCGCAGGGTCATGGCCTCGGCGGCCCGCTGCTTCGCCTCCAGGCGCCGCGTGGAGGTCTTGCTCTCGCCGGGGCGCCGCCGGGGCTTCTTCAGGGGTGCCTTGGCCGGCGCCTCCGCCTTGCCCTTGCGGGAGGGGCTGGGCGGCTTCTTGTCGGGGGTCGGCTTCGTCATTTAGACACGCGGTGATTGGCCAGAAATGGACACTTCAGGAGCCTTGGGCCAGGTAAAGCTCTGCCATTTGGCGTAAGGCTCCCGTCCGGGTGAGGTTCCCCGTCTTGTCCTGCTCCAGCGCGCGCTCGATGGCGCGGTTGAGGATCATGGCGGAGTGCGCGTCCACCGTCCGGGTGCCGAAGACGGAGGAGAGGGGGGCCTGCTTCTTCGTCCCCTTCCCGGCCTGCCCGTCCTGCTCGGCGTAGAGCTGCACCAGGTCGGGGAGGCTCGCGCCGAAGACATCCAGCATGATCCGTAGGGCCGTGGCGCTGTTCTTCACCTGGCCGGCCACGCCTGCCTCGCCCAGGGCGTCCATGAACTCGTCGTAGTCCTTGAACCGGGCGGCGAGCACCTCCCCCTTGGAGGCGGCCTCCACCTCGGCGAAGACGCGCTTGATGTCCTGGGCCTCGTCCGGCAGGAAGGCCAGGGTGATGTTCGTCCACTCCAGGGCGGCGGACGGCTTCCCCTCCGCGGTGATCTCCGCCAGCAGGCCCAGGGTCTTGTCGTCCAGGCCGCAGGCCTTCTTCAGGTCCAGGTCCGGGATGGATTCGTAGAGGTCCTTGAGGATGGCGAGGTCGTCCTCCCCCGCGATCGCGTTGTGGGAAAGCTGGATGGCCACCTGCTCCCCGTGGGAGAGGGCGTCCCGCGTGACCACGAAGGTGGCGCCCGGCAGGCCGGCGGCCTTGCCCGCCTTGCAGCGGTGGTTCCCCGAGAGGACCTTCCACTTTCCCGTGGCGGGGTTCCACATGGCGAAGGGGCAGGAGCTGAGGCAGCCGTCCCGGCGGATGTTCTCCACCAGCTGCTGGAACTGCTCATGCCGCATGAAGCGGGCGTTGTGGTCCAGGAGCTCCAGCTCCTCCCAGGGCAGAAAGAGAGTCTCAACCTTCATTCTTCAGCGCCTCCCAACGCTTCAGCACCTCGTCCAGGGAGGCCTCGCCGATGGGGCCCCCGTAGTTCAGGGCGAACTTGAAGCCCACGGCCTGGTCCTCCGGCGAGGCGTCCTTGCGCCCCAGGAGCCGGAAGACATTGCGGTACTTCATGGACTGGGGCCGCTGGCTGAACGCGGTCGTGACCATGGAGTGGATGCGGCGCTTCGTGACCCGCTCGATGAGCAGCCGTGCCTCCCGCGAGGTGGCCGCCATGACCACCAGCTTGGCGGCGCGGCGGTGGCCCGCCAGCACGCTGAAGTCCGACATGAGGTAGACCGAGGGGGGCTCGACCCCCGCCGGCGTGCCCTTCATGGAGGTGCTGATGGCGAAGACGCCCAGCAGCGCGCCGTTGAAGAGCACCGCGTAGGCCGCCGTCACGGAGCCGGGGCGGATCCGCTCGTTGAGATACATGGAGCGCAGGCCGTTGAACTCCCCGGCGGAGAGGGCCTGAATCGCAAGTCGCCCCCCCCCCTCATTTAGCTGCTCGGGCTTCACGCGGGGGATCCGCGGGGCGGTCACATTCTGGTGGGGGACCACCACCTGCTTGCGGTCCGTGCCGCCGGCGTAGATGTGGAAGTCGGCGCCGCGCGCCGTGTTCTGAACCCGGCCCCGGAGGCGGGCGGGGGCGTCCTCACCCGCCAGGGGCCCCTGGGTCACAACGGCCCAGGCTTGCCTGCCCTCCAGGTTGCGGAGGAGGGAGGCGAGGGAGGGAGCGTCCAGCGGCTCCGGGGAGGGGCGGCCGCGCCAGTCGAACAGGGCGTCCAGGTGCTTCCAGAAGGTGCCCCCCAGGTCCATGCCCTGGATCCATACGAAGCCGCCCTCCTGGTCCAGCATCCAGCGGGACTGGAAGACGAGCAGGTCTTCCGCGTGGAAGGCCTCGAGGCGGAGCGTCAGCTTGGCCAGCTTTTCCAGCACCTTCTCGTGGAGGGCCGGGAACTGGGTCTGGTAGGCGCCGGCGAGGCGCGCGTAGAAGCTGTTGCCGTCCCGCTTGCACCAGGCCTCTGCCATGTCCCCGAGGATCCGGATGGTGGCCACCAGGCCCTCCGGCGTCTCCATGTAGGGCTGGAGCCACGCCAGGCTGTCCTGGTGCTCGGCGCTGAGGCTGAGGTCCAGCCGCTCGCCGGCGAGGTAGGAACCCAGCGCAGCGCTCAGCAGGCTGGAGTCCTGCGCGAGGTGCGCCATCGGCAGGTCCACCAGGGACCTCTGGAGCGCGAACTCCTGCGCGCATCCGTGGTAGAGACGCTTTGCGCCCCATCCCTGGATGATCGGCTTGAGCTGCGAGATGACCTCGCGGGGGACGGTGGCGAGGAACATGGCCGAGTGGAGCGGGCGGCAGGTTTCGAGTCTGCGTTTTCGCGCGGGGAGCGCGATGTCTTGCCCCTAGACGACGCCCGCCAGGGTGACCTCCAGCCATCAGCGTGCTGGAGGACCCTGGCGGGTCTAAGAAAAGGGCTTTAGCGGCTCAGGTGCGAGCGTATGCTCGTCGCGCGCGATGGGCTCAGCCTAGCACTCGAAGAGCGAGGGCTGGTCCCCCTCGCGCCGCGGCTTGGCCTTGGCGGAGGGCTTCGGCGCCGGCTCGATGCGGCCCTTGGTGACATGGGCGGGCGTCAGCTCCTCGATGAGCTCGCCGGTCTTCTCCAGCCACCAGTCCGCGAAGAGCCGCCGGTGGCAGAACTCGCCAGGCTTGGGCGCCAGCACATTCTCCCAGCAGAGGAGGGCCACCTTGCCGGTGGGCGCCGCCTTGACCACCCGCGCCAGCTCGCGCTGGATCCGATCCACCCCCGCGCTCTCCAGCTTGGCCAGGTAGAGCGGCTTGTAGAGGTGGAGCGGGCTGTGCATCCACTTCCGCTCCGGCATTAGCTCAGGGATGGAGCCAATGGGAATAAACGGAAGACTGAATCGAGGCGTTCCGAGCGAAATGCTGACCGCTCCGGCCTCAGATCCCAGGATTAGGTTTCCGGCGTTCCACCTGCTCGTGAATATCTGCATTTAAACTTTCTCCCACTATCTATTATGGGAGTTTTCGACTCTTGCGCCAGTATCCACGCGCCTTTTATCGAATTTCTTATCCGTTCTTTTTGCGCTCGCGCATCTCTTCGACCAGCTCGCCCACGCGGCCCACGAGGTTGCGGATGTCGCCCGTCAGCACGCGCACATCGCCCTCCAGGCGCAGGTGGCTGTCCTCGTTCCGGTCCATCCGCTTGGTGAGGTCCCTGAACTCGCGTTCCTGGCGCCCCTTGATCTCCTTGACCTCTTCCTCGTGCTTCGCGTCCATGGCCTTCAGCTCCTCTGCGTGAGCTTCCTTGGCGTCCGCCATGTCCTTCTTCACCTGGGCGAGCTGCTGGAGCTTCGCGCCCACATACATGCCGATGGTGACGAGGGAGCCCGAGAGGCTGAAGACGGCCACCAGGAGGGGGACCAGGCTGAGCTGGATGGATCCCGAGGCGGCCTGCTGGGTGGCTTCCTGAATCGTCACTTCTTCTCCGAGGGGGCGGGGGTCGTCTTGGCGGGCGCGGGCGCGGCCGGGCGGTAGGCGTCCAGCAGGGTCTCCGCCTCGTCCACGCGGCCCAGGAGGTAGAGGATCGTCGCCTTGATGGCGCGGGCCTGCTGGTCCGAGGAGGCGCCGGCGGGCAGGTCCTCCACGGGGAGGTGGAGGGGCTGGCGCGGGGGAGGCGGCGGGCAGGGCACCGCCACGGGCACCTCCACGCGCTGGATCACCACGCGGGGCTTGCTGCAGCCGACCGCGCAGCCGGAGAAGAGCGTGGTGAGGGCGAGGCCCACCACCTGAAAGGTCCCGGTCTTCATCGGGCATCCCCCTGGGCCCGGCTGTCCGCCGCGGCCTTCTTCGCCTCGTCCACCAGCCAGCCGAGGGCCTGGTCTCCCTGGCTCGGGGCCGGGGCCTGGAGCGCGGAGGACACCTGGGCCTGGGTCCGCTGCTCGATGGCGGCCGCCCTGCCCTTGCCGGTGTCCACCGCCTGGGCCTGGGCTTCGCCCTTGGCTTTCAGGGCCTCCACGGCGCGGTTCTGCTCCTGGAGGGCGGCCGTCGCCTGGGTTAGCTGGGCCTGGACGCCGGCGACGGCGGCGCGCGCCTCATTGCGCTCTGCCTTGAGGCCGCGGGCCCACAGGAAGAGCCCGCCGCTCAACAGCAGCAGGGCCACGATGATCCAGAGCGCCGCCTGGGCGAGCCAGGCCTTGATGGTGAGGAGGATGCCCATGGGAACCTCAGTCCAGGCAGGCGCGGACGCAGCAGTCCTTGGCCTCGAGCAGCTTCCGGAGGCCCGCCGACTTCTCGGGGCCGTCCGGGAGCCGCTGGTCCAGGTCCTCTGCCAGCGCTTGGAAGGGGGCGCTCACGGCCGCCAGCTTGGGGGGCAGGTGCTCGCTCTTGAAGAAGCGGAGAATCGGGGCCGCCATGGGCTACTCCTGAATGGGCATGCCCTCGCGCTGGCGGATCGCCGCGCGGAAGGCACGGTTGCGGGTGATGTAGCCGCGCGTCTGCGCCGCGTTCTGCGGGCCGGTCACGCGGTCGAGGACTTTCAGCCAGGCGCTCCCGCTCGGATCGTCTATCCCGAGGGTCGCCGCGAGGCGCTGCGCCTTGCGGATGGAACCGAGGCCCGCGTTATAGGACCCCAGGGCTGGGTCCAGCGATCCGCCGCAGCGGGCCTCCAGCCAGAGCATGTAAGCGTGCTGGCCGTGGATTGCGGCGGATGGGTCTTCAGGGGAGGCGCCGCGCGCCACCCACCCCTGATCCTGGGCCCAGGCCCAGGTGGTCGGCATGAACTGCGTGAGGCCCACCGCGCCGACCGCGCTCCGGGCCTGGGGGTTGAAGTTGCTCTCCGCCCAAGCCTGGGCCGCGCGGTCAACCCAGCGCGGCCCGGCAACAGAACGGAAGGTCACTTCATAAGGCACCCCCTGGGAAATCCGGGACGGCGCCGGCGTGGCCGCGAAGGCGCAGGCCAGGATGGCAAGGCCCAGCGCGACCAGCGCCCAGCGCCGCGCGGACATCTACCGGCCGCCGAGACAGGCGGCCGCGAGCAGGCCGAAGACGATGAGCAGGGCCGAGAAGATGACCGCGGCGTTGATCACCTTCGCGCTCTCCGTCGCCTCCGTGTCCTTGAGGTCCCAGTGCAGCAGGCGCATGCCCAGGCGCGTGTGGTCCAGGGCGTGGAAGGCCACCAAGGCGCAGACGATGGCCGCGCCACCGAGGTGCGGCGCCAGCTTCACGCGGAAGAGGATGGCCTTCGCCTGGACCACCTGCTCCCACTTGGAGTCGTCGGCGCCGACGAGCTGCGCGCCCCACCACACCAGGTCGAAGAGCAGCCAGAGCACGGCGATGACGCCGACGATGGCCAGCGCCTTCACGATCTTGTGGCGCGTGGCGTCGTCCAGCTTCCAGGCCGGCCGGAAGAACTCCCACCAGCGCTTCGGCGCCTCGATGGGGGTCTGAAGGTTGATCGGGGGGGCGGGCTGCTCTGCCATCGGGGCCTCCTTGAGCGGCTGGAGGTGCCCCCTCAAAGAGCCAGGGCCGGGCGCGCCCCCTGGCGAGGTGCCAGGTTGAGGAGGCGGCAGCCCAGCGGGCTCTCCAGAGGGCGCACCAGGATGAACGCGAGCGTGAGCGGCCAGCGGAGGACGCGACGGCGGCGACGGAGTGGCACCTCCGAAGCGTCCCCCTTCCAGTCGATTTCCGCGCGGTTCATGACTTCAAGCAGGACAGGGGCGGAGCCGAGCCCTAAGCAAAGGGCTTTAGGCGCGCTTCTGGCCCTTCCGCTCCTCCCGCATCCGCCTCGTCTCCTCGTTGCGGATGGCGTAGAGCCGCTGGGGGGACAGGCCGGTCTCGCGGGCCAGGTCCACCACATTATCGCGGGTGAGCGTCAGCGCGATGCGGCGATTCCGCAGCGGATCCTGCTTGGGGAAGTAGAGGCTCTGGCCCACGCGCTCGACCTTCTCGCCATCCACCCGCAGCCCGTAGCTCTTCCAGATCGCGTCCACGAGGGCGTCGGCGGCCGCCTGAGCGTCCGGAACCTGGAAGGCCTCCAGGCAGGTCCTGGCCCAGGTGCCGAGCTCCTCGAGGAATCGGCCCTTCATCTTGTGGCCGTAGCCCGGCACATAGGCCGGGATCCCGCCCCAGTTCTTGTGGACCACCTCCGCCAGCTGGAGCGCGGCGCGGTCCGCCGCCTCCTGCGCCATGCGCCCCTGCTCGTGGAAGAACTC